GAGCTCAACGACATCTTCACCAAGGCCGGCGAGGAGCTCGTGCAGCAGGGCGTGCTCGACCCCAAGCGGCGCGACGCGCTGCTTGACGCCTACCTGCCGCGCCACTACGTGAAGATGGTGTACGGCGCGATGGGCAAGCCGCTGCTCTCGCGCAACCTCGAGCGGACGCTCGACGCCTCGCAGGTCGGCGGGTTCGAGCACGTGCGCGAGCGCGCGGCCGACAGCGAGCACGTGCGGCGCATGTACGACATCGCCTACGTGCTGCCGAAGTGGGCGAGCCAGGTCTCCCAGGTCATGCGCGTCAACGCGACCCTGAACCGGATGCTCGAGCTCAACGTGCACGTGAGCAGGTACGAGTACCTGAACATGCCCGACTCGGAGCGCTGGCAGTACGTGCGCCTGGCCGTGCCCGGCCGGATCGCCGACGACCCCGGCCCCTCGCCCGCGCTCACGCCGGAGGAGCACGAGGCCCTGAGTCCGATTCAGCCCGTGCTCAACGACGAGGGCGCGGCGATCCAGCGCATCAACGCCGAGCTCGCCAAGCTGCGCGCGCTCGAGCTGAAGGAGCGCAAGGAGGCCACGCTCGAGCAGATCATCGTCCACGAGTACGTCAAGAAGGTGCGCGCCTTCCACGACGGCCCCAAGGCGCCGAAGCTCACCGAGCGGATGGCGAAGCAACTCGACACGCTCGAGCGCTGCTACGTGCCGATCAACGTCGCCGTCGAGGTCGGGATCCTGATCGACCAGACGGACCTGGGCCCGTCCGTGAACGACAGCGCATCGTTCAAGTTCGCCTCGAACGTGTCGCTCGCCTGGCGGCGGATGCGCACCGTCTACAACCCGGGGCACTGGTTCATGCAGGTCGCCTCGAACTGGCTGACCAACGCGGCCACCGGCAAGGTGCCGCTGCACGACATCCTCAACCCGCGCGGATCGTACTGGCGCTCGGCCAAGACGCTCGGCCGCTGGCAGGAGATGATCGCGAAGGGTGAGGACCCTGCGATGTCGAGCGACGAGGAGGTGCGGCACGCGCACCGCTTCATGCTGCGCGGCGGGGTGAACACGTTCGCGGCCCAGTTCAACGACCCGGTCAACGGCAACGACATCGCCGCCGGCTTCATCGGTCGCATCCAGCGGCAGTGGATCCAGTCGGGCCAGACGATGGGCGACACGCTGACCACGACGCTCATGGAGCAGGCCGCCGGCTCGGGCCGCGCGCTCGCGGATGCGCGCACGTGGGTCGATGCGATGGCGAACGGCACGTCGCCCGAGTCGCGCGCCGAGGCGCTGCGCGCGCTGCACGGGATGTACGGCTTCCTCGACCTGGTCCCCAAGTACGCCGCCCAGATCGAGGGCGAGAAGATGGGCTGGGACGAGGAGGCGGCCTACCACTGGGGCACCGAAGGCACCGGCGACTTCGCCGACGTGAACCCCAGAATCCGTCAACTAACTACTAACTTCTCTCTATCGCACGGGCCGCTGTACGGACGTGCGCGCGTGGGCCTGGGCCTGGGTGAGCGGGTCGGCACGGCGCGTCCGGGAGCCAGCGCGGCCGAGAGCGCATGGCGCTGGACCGAGTCGATCCGCCACTCCGGGCTGGCCGGCCCCTTCTGGATGTACCGCTTCGCGATGAACCCGACGCTCGGGCGCGCGATGGTCAACATGCCGATGAAGGCTGCCGTCACGGCCGCGCTGTTCACGTTCGGCATCCGCGTGCTTTCCGCTGTGATGGCCGACGACGAGGACGACCAGAAGCTCCTGATCGCGAGCCACGCCGGGCGCGACTCGTTCCTCCATGCGAACTTCGACGAGGCCACCTTCGACGCCTACGCGCGCAACTACGGACGCGCGCCGGCGTGGGGCATGGGCGTGTGGACTGTGGCCGTGAACGACTGGGTGCACTTCACGAAGGCGTACCTGCGCAACTTCATCCGCGACGATCCCGAGGCGGCGATGCTCTTCCGCGCGCGCGGCCCGACGATCGGCGGGCAAGAGAGCGTGCTCGACTTCGAGAGCTACTTCCCGGGGCTCTCGACCGGCATGTGGCTCGCCGACAAGCTGCAGGGCATCGACGACCCGAAGCCCTTCGCGCAGCCGGAGGGCATGGGCGTGGCGCACCTGCCGGCGGCGATGGCGTCGGTCGCGATCGCCGTGGCCGAGGGGCTCTTCGGCGTCGAGGGCAAGTCGAAGGAGCGCGTGCGGTACGAGCACCTGGCCGAGCTCGCGGCCGAGTGGTCGACCCCGATGGCCGGCCTGCCGTGGATCTTCTCGCGCGAGGGCCAGCGCATCATCGGCGCCGTGGCGTGGAACGGGCGCTCGGTCGGCGAGATGGTCGACCGGCTCCCGCAGATTCGGCCCCAGCAGAACCCGCTCGTCGAGCTCGGGCTGATCGCCGCCGACACGGTACTGCCCATGCGCAAGCTCAGCTCGCGTAGCGCGATTCCCAGCGAGGGCGGGATGATCGACACGTTCGAGGACCTGCTCGGCACGCGCCTGCGCACGCGCGACATGCCGCGCGGGGACACCGAGGAGCGGGAAGCCGCACGCCGGGCGGCGCTCTCCAAGGAGGCCGTCCTGCGCAGCCTGGGGTGGGCGTACAGGCAGGCCCGCGAGAACGGCGCGCCGCTCGCCATGTGGAACGGCGAGGCCCTCGACCTCGAGCGCGACCTGGTCATCACCGATCGGGACGCGCGCCAGGTCTACGACGTGAACGACAAGCCGCAGACCCAGCTCGGGAAGTTCATCCGCAACGCCGCCCGCACGGACGATGAGCGCCAGCTCCTCACGGCCGACGTGGTCGCACACCTGATCCGCCACCGGGACGACATCGTCGCCTTCGCCGAAGACCCGCGCGGCCTGGCGAACCGCGTCGGCCTGCCGCCGGTGCTGTACGAGCGGATGCTCGCCGGCGTGTGGGACAAGGAGACCAACGCCCCCGAGCTCCTGAAGCTGATCCACCAAGAGCTCACGGACAAGGGCGCCAGGAAGCAAAGCGGCGGGCAGTACGACGACGTGATCGCGCGCCTGTGGCACCAAGCCGACATGCCGCGGCTCACCAAGGGCTACCGCTCCGGCGCCAACCTGGACCGTGTGCTCGCGGTCGAGCGGGCCCTGGGGGCCCTGCGCGCCGCGCACCCGGACACCGACTTCTCGAAACCCGTGGAAGCCAGCGAGCTCCGCGGCATGATGAAGGCGACGGCCGTGGACATGCTGCCGTCGCTCGTCAACCGTCGCCCCGACTACACCTTCTTCAAGGACTGACCATGCGCTGCTGCCAACTCGATCGAGACATCCACGTCGGCCGGAAGCCCTGGCTGGCGATGCTCTTCACCATCCTGGTCCTGCTCGCACTCACGAGCTGCAAGTCCAGCGCGAGCTTCGACAGCTCGCCTGTGCTGATCGACGCGCGCTTCGGCGTGCAGGATCCGCCGCCGCCGTTCGCCTGGGTGCGAACCGACGGCAACATCCTGGTCGCGCGCACGAGCGCCGACGGATTCGTGCGCCTGGTCGACAAGCAGACCTGGATGCCGCTGCCGCTCAGCGTCACGTTTCAAGGCGGCAAGATCCTCGTGGTCAATCGCAAGCTCGACATCAGCTCGAGCTACGACCTCGACGCTGCGATCCCCTCGTGGTGCGGCGAGGTGTTCTCGCCGGCTGAGAAGGTCGTCGCCGGCGGCAAGGTGACCGTGCCCGAGCTCGGCATCGCGTTTGAAGTGGGGCTGCCGTAATGCGCAGCCTCTCGAAGTACCTCGCGGCCGTCCTCGGCCTGCTCGCGCTGACGTTCGCCTGCGTCTCCAGCCAGGGCGGCGCCGGCGTCGATCGCGACATCGTGCTCGACACCTCGAGCCCGGACGAGCCGGTGCTCAGCTTCGCGCCCGACATGGCGCCGGCCGCCGTCGGCACCTACTCGAACTTCCTGCGCGCGACCGACTCGAACCAGGTGCTCGCGGGCCGCACGTATCGCGGCACGTCGTACACCGGCCCGATCGTGGTGAGCTCCGGCAAGGAGACGCTCACCAACATCGAGTACCGGCGCTGGAACGTGGTCAACGACATCGCGGCCGGCGGCCAGGCGAAGTGGGGCATCCTGCTCTACAACGAGGTCAACTGCCGGTACGTGAACGTCAACGTGCTGGGCATCAAGGCCGAGCACGGGATCTATCAGCACTCGCCGCGCGGCGACGTTCTCCTGTCCTTCGTCGTGGTCTACGACGTGGGTGCGCAGGGCTTCCAGCAGACCTGGCGCGGCGCCGAGACGACTGACCCGCTTGGTTGGCAGAAGACTGGAACGCACCGGCTCGAACACTGCGTGTTCCGCAAGTGCGGGCAGCCTCGAGGCTACGGCCGCGCGTCGTACGCCGTGTCGATGTTCGGCTGGCAGTCGGGCGGCGGCTCGACGCCTCGCCAGTTCTGGGACTGCCCGGTCGAGCTCGTCGACGTGTCGATCGAACACGACAGCCAGGGGCAGTACGAGCTGCGCGGCGCGCTGCTCGTCGAGTGGCGGCCGTCGCTTACTGTGATCGGCGGGCGCACCGAGTACATCGGACAGAGCGACCGCGACCTGTGGCACATCCACGAGGTGGACGTGGTCTACGTCGAGAACTCGTTCATCAGCGGCCCCGCCGGCAAGTTCGTGGACTTCGACGGCTGCGACGAAGTCACGTTCACGTCGCCGAACTTCGACGGTGGCGACGCCGTCGTGCGCATCGACGGCCAGATCATGGGCACGACGGACGACGAGATCGTCTGGAAGCGCTGACCGAACCGCTCGCGCTGTTCCTTCTTCCGGCGCGCGCGCAGAGGCCCGACCTGCTCCTGGGTCGGGCCTCGCCTTTTCAGGCCAGGTCGAGCAGCACCACGTTGCGCAGCCAGTCGGCGATCAGTGCCGGCCAGTCGGTGCCGACCGAGTAGTTCCCGTTCGGATTGTTGAAGCACCACACACCGCCGCCGGCGTACACGCCGTTGCTCACCGAGCCGTCGAGGCTGAAGTGCGTCGAGTCGATCCGCGTCGCCGTGCGCACGCCGTTCGCCGCCGTGTTGCCCAGCGCCTGCCCGACCTTCACGGTGTTGCCGGTCTTCACGCCATGCTCGATGGCCGTGGTCAGAATGATCGGGGTGCCCGCGGCGGCAGTGATCGCCTGCGCCGTGCCGTACGTCGCCGTCGTCGCCGCGTCGTCGCCCCAGTAGGTGCGGAAGTTGAAGCCGCCCTTGATGTTAAGCCGCTGCTCGAGGTGGTACACGTCGGCCGCGTCGTCGGCGCCGTAGTAGTGCGAGACCTCGTCGGTCAGCGAGTCGCCGAGGTCGACCTGCACCGAGGGGTTGCCGTTCGTGGCGACCCAGAGCGGGATGCTGCGCGCGATCGCCAGGTCGGAGGCCGACATCTGCTCGAGCATGAGGAAGGCGCTCATCGCCTCACGATGCCCCTGCGGCAGCGCGCGCCAGCCGTACGGGTCGCCGCCGACTCCCAGGTAGCGCCAGGGGTTCACGAGCGCGCGGATCACGGGGCTGTAGCCCAGCGAGCCGCCAAGGTTCCGGGTCGGATCCATCTGCGCCAGGCTCAGCGGCGGGGCCGTGAGGATCAGCGCGCGCAGGAGCTGCGAGCTCCGGTACTGGCCGGGCCCCAGCGAGAGCTGCTTGCCCGGCGTGCGCGGGAACACGCCCCATGCGTCCGGAACCCACTGCGACATGAGCGGCGTCAGCGAGCCAGCGGAGGAGCCCCAGAGCACGAGCGAGGCCGGGTCGAGCTTGTTGTAGAACCGGCCGTACGGGGCGCACTGGTCCTTGAGCCACTGGTTCAGCCGGCCGCGCAGGATCCAGGTCTCAGGGAAGTGCGTCGCGTTCGGGCCCATCTCCGAGGTCACGGTCAGTCCCGAGCCGAGCGGGTACTCGACGAGGATCACCGCGCCGCCGCCGTCGCGAAACTGGTCGGCGATGTCCGTGCGGCCGAGCCGGTTGCGATCCGGGTATCGCTCGTTCGATCGGTCGTAGTCGTCCTGGACCCAGCCGCCACCGTGGTCGACCAAGAGGCCGGGCACCGGGTGCCCGGGCCAACCGCCAGTCGGCGGGTAAACGTACACGTAGCAGTGCGGGTGCTCGGCGTACTCGTGGCGAGACTCGGCCGAGTTGCGGGAGTAGACGTAGGCCATCAGCGCTTCGCGTGGGTGAGTCGGACCAGGTAGGCGTGGATCTTCACGTAGAACTCGACGCCCGGCAGGCCCGTGTTGAACTCAGGGGAGACGGCGAGCCAGACGCCGACGTTGCGCGCGCAGCGCTTGTTGACCGGGTCGTCGCCGTCCTCGAGCTCGAAGCCGGGGAAGTCGGCAGGCAACACGAGCTTGTCGCTGCCGCGCTGCCGGAGCGTGCGCCAGGCGCCGGCGCCGCCGTACACGGCCGAGTCCATTTCGCCGAGGAACATCGCGATCTGGCCCTGCGTGAAGTCGGACTTGCGCGAGGTCTGCACGCGGAAGGTCCCGAAGAACGGCGACTCGGCGGCGATCGTCGGCAGCACGGGAGACTCGAAGCGCATCCAGTTCGGGCGCTCCACGTCGAGCTCGGCCTCGCGAAAGATGGACGAGCCGATGGCGAGCGTGGCGTGAAGCCGCGGGTTGTCGCCGGCGGGGATGTCGTTCTTCAGCACGCCGGCGATCAGCACCTCGAGCACGGCGCCCTCGGCGAATCGCTCGGGCGGAATGACGAAGGTGAGGTCGTAGTTCTCGGGAGCCAGGGGGAACAGCGAGCCGTTGGCCGTGTTCTGCTTGGAGCCGATGCAGTTGTAGATCCCGGCCGGTGCGGGCGCGCGCGGCGCGAAGACGCCCTCGGTGACCGTGGCCTGGTATCCGGTGATGGCGCCAGAAAACGTGCCGACACTTACCCCGGTCCACTTGTCGCCGGGGAATCCAGAGACGAACAACTCGTTGGCTCCACCGTCGAGGGCCGTGCCGTTGTAGAGCGAGAGCACGGCCGTGCCGCCGCCGACAGAGACGACGCGCGCGCGCCATCCGAGCGAGTGCTCGACGATCTGGTTGGCGACGGGCGGAACGCCGCCGCTGCCGCTGAACGTGATGTTCACGCGCGTGCGGTAGAGCGCGTCGAGCAGCTCGGGGCTCGTGGTCGGCGCGCCGGTGTTGCTCTGCACCTTCCACAGGCCGAAGCCCTGGGCGAGCACGTGCGTGCGCCCGGGCAGGTCCACGTACGGCAGCACGCCAAGCGGGCCGCACGAGCGCACGAGGGGGTAGAGAGCGAAGGCCGGTTGAGCTGCGAGCTCGGCTGAGTGCTGATCGTCGTCGGTGCTGCGCTTGAGTGTCCAGCTCCCCTGAATCACGCGCCACCGATCGGTGCCGTCCGTCACCTCGACGACGAAGACCCCGACTCGGTGCGTGATCGCGTCCGTGATCGACTCGTCCAGGTCCAGCGTGACGTTGTTGCCGGCGATGAAGACGCTGCCGGCTGCGACGGCGCGGAAGAACTCGTCGCCACGCAGGCCGAACGACAGCGTGAAGCTGGCCGACGTAGCCCAGGCCCCGATGTCGTTGATCCCGTAGTACGACAGGTCGCAGGCAATGGTGCGCCGAAAGGTGGCCCCTTGGTCGATCTCGAGCTGCGCGTCGACGATCGAGGTCTCGAACTGCGGCGGCGGCAGGTACGGCATCAGGCCGTGTCCCTGCGCAAGTACCAGCTCCCGTCTGCGATGCGGAAGCGATCGACGCCGTTGGTCGCCTCGACCACCCAGCGGCCGTTGAGGTCGGTGATCGTGGCAGTCACGGCCTCGTCGAGCTCGAGGCGCGCGACGTTGCCGGTGATGGTGACGGCCCCGGAGGCGACGACCTTGAAGTTGGAGTCGCCGCGCAGGCCCACCGAGAGCGAGAGCGTCGCGCCCCCGGTGGCCCAGGCTTGCAGGTTCGCGATGCTGTACGGGGTCTCCGACAGGTCGCAGGTCACGTCCTGCTTGAGGGTTGCCCCTTGCACGACGACGAGTTGGGCGTTGGCGATCGGCATTGGCCGAAGTCTACGATCCGGAGGGCGTCGCCAGGAAGATCCAGAGGTGGGTGACTGGGTCCTTGGTGGCGCGCGGGTACTGAGAGGCGTTGAGCTCCACGTGCTCAGGGCTGTCGTCTTCGATGATTCCCAGCCGCACGAGCACGTCCTGCAGCGGCTTGATGCTGGCCGTGAGGTTGTCGGGGTCCATCGGGCGGGTGAAGTAGCTGCGCTGGTACTCGATCCGCACCTTGCCCTTGAAGCGGATCGGGCGCGACTCGCTCGAGTTGATCGCAGCGCGCAGCACGAGCTCGAGGTCGTCCTTCTGCCGCTTGCGGCGCGCCCAGTGCTGTCGCAGGAAGCCGCCTGGTCCGTTGGGGCCGGGCGGCTCGCATCCGAACAGGATCAGGTGCAGGCCGTCGTGCGTTCCGCAGGGCGCCATGAAGCGTGCGACGCGCACGTTGCGCGGCACGAGTCCAGCCTTCGCGCGAGCCATGCTACTCCCCCTCCTGCTTCGCGAGGATGCGGATCTTGGCGGCCAGGTCGTCGAGGATCTCACTGCGGGCCTGCCCAAGCTCGTATTTGTACTCGGCTACCAGCACCGCGCACCGCTCGCACGCCTTTGCGCGCACGGCACGGAGCAAGACCGGGAGCACGTCACGGATGAAGTCCTCGCGGTCGTGCCACGAGTGAGTGTGCCGCTGGCTGTCGTTGAAGCTCCAGTGCGCGCGCAGCACCTCGACGACCACCAGCTCGATGGACTTGCCGGCCGTCATGGAGTCACCGCGCAGGCCACCACCCACAGTGCGAACGGAAGCGCGGCGAGCAGCACGTCCACCCACGTCGTGGTCCGGTCGTCGTACTCGTACTCGTGGTCCCAGTCGTCGTACTCGCTCATTGGTCAGGAGTCCTCCGGCTGTGGGTACAGAACGTCACGCATCTGCTCGAAGCCCCAAGGGGCCGGAGCTGAGTCCTTCTCGCAGGCGTTCACGAGCTCGAAGCTCGCATCGGCGAGCTTCAGGAGCTTGTTCGCGTGCTGCTTCAGGCGCCCGTAGAAACGGTCGCGAGCTCGGAGTCTCGACGCCTCGCCGAGGTCGCACTCGTCGAGGATCTTGGCCTCGTACTTCTTCCAATGGCAGAAACTTACTTGACGCACCAAGGCGGTGAGGTTAGTATCTAGGCCATGGACACCCCGACAACACTGCTCGAAGCCTCGCGCTACTTCGCCGACCTGGACCGCTGCGAGGCGTACATGGCCGAGATCCGCTGGCCCGAGGGCAAGCCCTACTGCCTGTCCTGCGGCTCGGATCGCGTCGGCCGCATCGAGACGCGCCGCCTGCTCCGCTGCAAGGACTGCCGTCGCCAGTTCTCCCACAAGGTCGGCACGATCTTCGAGGACTCGCCGCTCGGGCTCGATAAGTGGTTCGTCGCGGTCTGGGCCATCGCCAACTGCAAGAACGGGATCAGCTCGCACGAGCTGGGCCGGGCCATCGGCGTGACCCAGAAAACGGCGTGGTTCATGCTCCACCGCATCCGCAAGGCGATGGAGACCAAGGACTTCTCCAAGTTCGACGGTCCGGCTGAGGCCGACACGACCTACGTCGGCGGCAAGGCCGACAACATGCACGCTGCGCGCCGCGAGAAGCTCATCCAGGGACGCGGCGCGGTCGGCAAGACTGCGGTCCACGGCGTGCTCCAGCGCACGACTGACGAGCAGCCGAGCCAGGTGCGAGCCCTTGTGCTCGCAGGCCAGGATCTTAGCGCCGAGCGCGGCCAGATCGCCCGCACCGTCAAGCCGGGCGCTGAAGTCTTCACAGACGATGCCCGGATCTACGACCCGCTCGGCGAGACGTTCCGGCACGATGCCGTGGACCACTCGCGCGAGTACGTTCGCGGCCACGTCCACACGAACGGCATCGAGAACTTCTGGTCGCTCTTCAAGCGAACGCTCAAGGGCACTTACATCCACGTCGCGCCCTTCCACCTCGGCCGTTACGCGACCGAGCAGGTGTTCCGATTCAACGCCCGCAAGGGCACGGACGCGACTCGATTTCGTGACGCGCTTGCCGGAGTGTTCGGCCGCCGCTTGACCTACCGACTCCTGGCCGGGATCGACGGCGCAGGTTTCATGTCCCTGACCTGAGAGGATCATCGTGGCCACAGAACGAAAGCCCAAGGGCTGGTCTGCATTCGACGTGCTCGCGCGCAAGCTGGCGGCCGTGCCGAAGGAGGCCGTGGACAAGGCGATTGCCAAGACACCGAAGCGGAAGCGCGCTCCAAAGGGCAAGCCGTGAATCCGACGACAGTCGTTGTCCGCACGTCGCCAGCGCCACTCCGGCCGCGTCGGGGGCTTGTGTTCGATGTGCATCATTTTCCTGGCTACGGCGGCCCGGAGCAGTGGGCGCTCAGAGTCACGTACGCGAATCGCCTTCTGTCTGAGCGCCTGTATTTCAACGAACGGTCGCTCGGGCTTGGCGAGGGCGCGGCACGCCATCGCTGGAGCAAGAAGAGCAAGGCCGAACTTGCGGGCATTGCTGCTCGGAAGAAACTGGCATCGGATTGGTGCTACCACTGCGGGCGCGACACCATCGGGTGGGTGTCATCACTGGCCGACTGGCACTTCTGCCGTGAGTGTTCCCCTTTGGTGGTCGAGGCGTACCGGGCCACTTTGGAGAAGCCATGAAGCCCGCTCAACCGGAGGTCGGATCTAGCGGGAATCCGCTTCGGCTCGGCAGCCCAAGGCCGATCATGTGGTACGAGCAGCATCTGCGTGAGCTGGCAGGCGGGTGTGTGTGCGTCCGGTGCAACACGCCTAGAATTCACGTGCTCACGCCGGACGCATTTCGCGACCGGCTGATTGAACTGATGACCAAGGAACCAGCAATGCACTACCGAAACGGGCGTGAAGCAAAGAATGGCGACAGGATCGTGCAACTGAGCGAAGGTCGGATCACCAGCGTTGGCGTGCTGTACGACGCGAAACCTGGGGACGACTACTGCAACGGCTACATCGCACCGATCCAAAGCCCGATGCAGTCGGCGTGTCTCTGCGACTGCCTGCACGCTGACGACGTGGCCGCGATGCTCAAGGAAAAGGGGCTCGACAAGCGCCCGAGCGGGAAATAGCCTGCGCCTCTCTGGTGCGCGACGTATATTACTGCCCTTCCAATCCCGGTGCGCCCGCTCGAGGTCGAGCAGCCACTTGGGTTTCACAAGGTCGGGCTCCTCGCTCACTTGATCCTCCACACGGTTGCGGCGCATCCGCGCCTGGTCTTCCTCTTCACGCCGGCGTCGACGATCACGCCGTCCTTGAGCAGCTCGCACCGTCTCGGGCGGGCCGTGTTCGGGCCCAGCCCGCTCGCGCGCTCGAGCTCGTCGTCGGTGAGCCCGTGCTCGCCGGCTGCCTCGAACGCTTCGCGCGCACGCTGTCGGGCGTGCTGCGCCGCCGGCGGGTTGCGATCGCCGGGCACGATCATTCCGCCGGTTCGGCGTCGGTGCTCGCGCACGACGGTGAACTTGGGCTCGGGCCCGTTGTCGGCGAAGACGTGCTGCTTCATGGCGCCTTCCGGTGTTGGTCGGCCTGCGGACACGTCGCGAAGTGCGACAGGTACGTGCGCGTGCCGTCCTCCTCGAGGCGCGCGCTGCGGATGTCGAGCGGCATCTTCTTGTCGGCCTTGGTGACCATCCAGAAGATCGGCGCCCCGCACGAGCGGCAGACTGACTGCCTGAGCGGGGCGCCCTTCGGCATGGAGAATCGAACCTCCTTGCTCACGGAATCTCTCCTTGGCTGCCGTAGTCGGGCATGTCCTCCATCGGGTCGAGCACCGGCGGGTTGCGCTTGAGCTCGACCTTCTCGGCCCACTGGCTGATCAACAGGCAGCGCTTGTAGAGCGGCCCGCTGATCCAGTCGCGCCACTTGAGGCCCTGCTCGCGATCGGTCGCGCGGTCCTTCAGGTCCTTCCGCTCGAGCACCCACTCCATCGACGAGTAGGTGCCGCTCTCCTTCCGGTCGGGCCGGATCGCAGCCTCGGCCAGGTGGGCGTACGTGAGGCCCTTCTCGGCGAGCTTCTTCCAGTCGACCGGCTGCAGCAGGATGCTGCGCACGGCCTCGGGCTTCCACGGCACGAGCTTCATCGCCGCCTCGAGCCGCTTCATGCACTCGAGCGCCTCGCCCGTCGGCACGCCCATCTCCTTGACGACGGCGCCCACGGGCTGGGGCTGGCCGGGCGGCTCGGGCTGCGTGATGGGCTTCGGATCGTCGGGCGGCTCGTCGTGGTCGACGATGTGCGCCGGCGCAGTGTCGGTCGCCGCACGCCCGCCGCCCTTCGCCGGCCGGCAGTCGGGCGGAATCTTCGAGATGTCGGGCTTCCAGCCGCGCGGCACGAAGCCGCGATCGCCGCTGCCCTCGAGCGTGCACCACTGCTTGGGCATCTCGTACAGGTACGCTCCGACGCCGAGGCGCACGGCAGCGCGCACGAGCGACTTGCTGAAGCCGCCCTTGAGCGCCGACACGTCCGTCTCTTCGGAGCTGTCCTCGTGGGTGATCCACTTGTCGCCGATGCGAGCGGACAGCCGGCACACCCAGCCCTCTTCGCGCTCGACGACCTCCACGTCCTCGGGCACTTCCTTCCGGTTGCTGCCCCAGCCTTCGGTGTGCGAGCTCTTGAACCTGCGCGTGGTGATCGTCCCACCAAGGACCTGCCGGTGCTTCGTGCTCCAGCCGCCGAGTCCGAGGGCGTCGGTCAGACGCTCGAACACGGCACGGGCTCGCACGTAGGCGAGCATCAGCACCTTGTCGCCCGGCGCGCTCTTGCCCTTGCCGGTGGACTGCATCCGCCACTCGAGGTCCTCGAGCGGGAACGGTGCGGCGAGACGCTTGTAGATCGCTGCTTCTTCTTGCTGGTTCACACGGCCTCCCAGGCGGGCATCAGTGCGCCCGGCTTGCGACGGTCGATCAGGGTCTTGGAGAGACAACAGTTGCCGACGAGCGGGCCCACGCTGCAGTAGTTGCACTGCCAGGGGAGCTTGCCGCCGCCGGCGGGGATGTGGATCGGCGTGCCCTCGTCGCCCGTGAATCCGGGCTTCGAGTAGGCGTTGAGGATCGAGGCGGCGTGCGCGAGCGCCGACTTCACCGAGGCGTGCACGAAGCCGGCGCCGCCGATCGGCTTCCACTCCTGCGTGTCCTTCGACTCGAACAGCCAGTGGATCGAGTCGACGACCAGGCCCTCCTCCTCGAGGCCGCGCACTTGGAAGGCGCCCTGCGTCTCGTACTCGACGCCGATGCCCTCCTCCTCCAGCTTCTTGAAGCCGAAGCCGTTCTTGCCCTTGACCTCGATCACGTCGCAGTGCCGGTCGGGATAGGCGATCACGATGTCGCAGCGCGAGCGCACCTGGAGCTGGCCCAGGTGCACGCGCAGCGACGGGCCCTCGAAGTCCTCGTCGCTGCTCCAGCTCTGGGCCAGGGTGACGAGCACCTCGGGGTACTGAATCCCGGGGATGGTGGTCCACACGGCGTGCTCGAGGAGCACCTTGCCCGGGCCACGGTAGGACTCGGCGAACGCCCGGCCGATCGACACGCCGCGATCGTGCCCGTCCTCGAACACGCGGCCGGCCTTGTAGGTCAGCGGCACCGTCCTGCGCTTCGCGAGCAGGCTCGACAGCCGGCGCGGGCAGGAGCCCATCGCGCTCCCGCGGATGGGGAACGAGCGCTCCTCCGAGTTGGCTTCGCGCTTGTAGTGAGTCTCGAGGATCCCGGTGATGTCGGACGCGGTCAGCATGGTCAGCTCCTTGAAAAGGCCAGATAGAACAGGGTGAAGACGATCAGGTACGACAGGAAGATGTGAAGCCGGTCGCGCCACTTGGCGCTCACGGCTTCGCTCCAGGCACGACGAGCTCGTGCGTCAGCAACGAGCCTCGCAGGTGCACGGTGAGGTGCGCCACTCGTCCGGAGCCTGGGTCGTGCCAGCCGGTCGAGAGCGCCTTGGCTCCCATCAGGTGCAGCACAGGCCCGCTCTGCTGCTCGGCGAGCGCGAAGGACACGCCGTACCGCGCGAGCAGATGCTCGTTCACCACGGCCACGGCCCGATGCAGGGCGGCTTCTTCCTGCGCTGCCGCGAGCTCGTCCTTGGTCATTGGGCAAGCTCCCTGAGCGCGTCGGCGCAGCGCTCGACCAGGTCGACGGCCCTGTCGAGGAACGGCTCGGGGATGACGCCGGCGCTGCGCTCGGCCGTGAGCCAGTCGTCCAGCCGACCTGCGAAGTTGACGAGCCGATCGCAGTGCGGCCGAAGCTCCTCGCGCCGGCGCACGGCCTCGCGCACCTGCCCGCAAAAGCCCTCGAACTCGGCGTCGGACAGGTACTTGACGTGCACGTACTGAACCGGCTCACCGAGAGCGGCGAGCTGCGCGCAGCGCTTCGCGTACCGAGCATCGAGGCGCTGCCGCTCGGCCTCGGCCTCGGCCAGGCGGGCGGCTTCCTGCCGCGCCTCAAGCTCGCGGCGCTCGGCCTCGAGCTTCGCGCGCTGCTCGGCCATCGCTGCCTGCTCGGCCTCACGCTCGGCCTGCCGCTTGCGGTCGTACTCCTGGCGCTCGGCCTGCAGCTTGCGGTCGAGCTCCTGCTGCTCGGCGCGCTTGCGGTCGAGCTCCTCGCGCTCGGCCTTCAGGCGCTTCGCCTCGTCGGCGCGCACCTGCTCGGCGAGTGCCTCGGCCTCGGCCCGCTCCATCGCTTCGCGCTCCTCGCGCTCGCGCCGCTCGGCGGCGATGCGCCGCTGCAAGACGAGCAGCGCCTCGAAGTCCTCGTCGCTGAGTGCCTCGACGTGCGACGGCAGGGCCGGAGCGCCGATCTCCTGGAGCAGGCGCGTCCGCTCGTCGAGCTTCGCCTTGCGCTCGGCCTCCTTGCGCGCGGCGGCCTCGGCTTCCTGCTTGGCGATGAAGTCGTCGCGCACGGCGCGCTGCGCCCGCAGGTGCGCCTCGACCGGCGCCATCAGGGCGAGCAGCTCCTTCGCTTCCTCGTTCACGCTCTCGATGTACTGGCGCAGCGACTTGGTGCGCTCGAGCCGGTTCTTGTCGAGCCCGGTGCGCAGCTTCACCATCGTCTGCAGGGCCCGGTGGGCCTTGCCGTAGTTCTCGTGGTCCTCGGGTCCGGTGACCACGATCGCCATGAATTCCTCGCGCAGCTCGGCGATCTTCGCCCGCGGCGGGTCGAAGGGTTGCAGCGCGGTCTCGTCCATCTTCTGTTCGGTCATGTGCTTCCTCGGGTTCGGGTTGGGAAAGACCAGGGCGTGCGCTCTGTTCAAGGAGCGGACTGCTGGGCCGGCTCCGGAGCTCTCCTCCGGCTGCTACGCGCGCGCGCCCTGGTCAGTTCACGGTCGGATCGGTCTGGCTCGCGCCTTCGATCACGCTGCACTCTTCGCAGGTCACGAAGAGCACGATGTCGCCGTCCTCGTCGACGAGCACCACCACCTGGCGGTACTTGCGGATCGGCCAGTCTTCCGACTCGCGCATGAGCTGGTCGCACTCGGCGCGCGTCAGCGTCGTGCGCGTCCAGCCGACTGGGATGCCGTGTTGCCCGTTGCCCGGGTGACGGCCGACGCCGAAGCGCTCGCAGCCGGCGCAGAACGTGCCGAACTTGGAGAAGCTCTTCGCGTTGCGCTCAAGCAGCGTCTGACTGTCGACGGTGTCCTTGGAGTTGTCTTCCATCACTCGCCCCGCTTCCACACCTTGGTCTTCGACTGGCGCTGCAGGTAGAGCTGGCCGGTGTGCATCGAGAAGTAGTGCGCGGCGTAGTCGAACAGGTCGATCGTGTCGGTGAAGTTGAGTCGCTTCGCTCCGGACTTCTCGCCGTGCAGGCACTGCACCACGTCCATCAGCGCGAGCGCCGTGCGCTCGGTGATGAGCGCGTGCCGGTCGTCGCCTCGTTGCTTCGGCAGGTCGTCGCTGTCCTCGATCGCCTTGCGCATCGACGGCACCGTGCGCTTCAGCGGGCGCAGGTAGTCGCGGTCGGCGTCGCCGAACTCCTGCAAGTAGCGCGTCTTCGCGTCGAGGATCCGACGCGAGCACACGCTGTTGAACGCCATGTCCAGCTCGCAGTCGGCCAGGTACTCGCACTTGAGTGCGTGCTCCACGGCTAGGCGTCCGACCTTCTCGCTGCCGTCGACCTGCTCGGTCGTCGGTTTGTCCTTCTTCACGGGCAGAGCTCCTTGGATGCGGCCTGCAGGCGCTCCGTGAGGGTGGCGACCTGCTCGGCCAGGTTGTTGAGCCGAGTCTGCATCGCGCAGGTGTCGGCGTCCAGTTGCTCCAGCGTCCTCGTGAGCGGGCTGGGCTCGGCGGCCGTGGGGAGCTCCGGAGGGTTGTCGCGCACCGAGCACAGGAAGACGGCCTCCAGGTCGCACTCGGTCGAGTTGAGCGCTACGTCGAACCGCCTGTGGCCGTACGCGGGGATGGTGCACGTGAAGGCGAGCTGCAGGTCGATGAGTCGACACGCGAAGTCGCGCGCCACATTCGGGCTGGCAATGGTGAAGCTGGTCTTCATTTGAATCTCGCTTTGTCGATGGGGTCGGTGGGTTCGACCGGGAGCTGACTCTCCCGGTGGGGCTTGAGCTTGTCCACGACGACGATGTCGCAGGTGCGGTCGCACTCGGGGCACCAGATGTCGTCGCTCGGCGGCTCGCAGCCGAGGACCTCGCTGCCGTTGTACGTGACCCAGGCCGTGCACTCGATGTCGGTGCACTGGCAGGTGGAGCAGCCGAAGAGCAGCTTGCCGTGCGTGGAGCACGGCCCGTCCTCGGGGTGGCGCTCGGCGCGCTTGCACTCGTCGCACTCGGCCGCGGCGTCGGACAGGTCGCCGAGCGGGACCACGTCGGTCTGCGTCGTCCCGTCGCGCACGGTGCCGCCGGCGGCGCGGATCGCGGCGGCGATCATGTCGCCGTCGTGCACCGTGTTGATCTGCTCGACGGTGACCAGCGAGCGGTCTGACCAGACGGCGCGCTTGCCGTCGTCGAGCCACAGCTCGTACTCGGGCAGCGGGACTCTCGTGAACGTCATTGTTCCTCCTATGCGTAGGTGCGGGGTGGTTGCAGTTGGCCGGGGAACCGTTTCGCGATGATCCGGTTCAGCTCGTCGATGTGCTTCTGGCTGGGCAGGCGCACGTGCAGGTTGCGGTTCTTGAAGCCCTTCACCTCCATGAGCGCCATGCCGTTGCCGGCGCGGACTGAGACCCACTTCCCGAACGGCGCGCTCTTCAGCGCGTTGATGCCCACGTCGTGCGTGGGCGGCGGCGCGCCGGCGATGATGCAGAGCACACGCTCGAGGTCTCGCAGCGGCGAGCTGTACGTCGGCGCCCAGGTCGGCGAGCTCCAGCTCCGCTCCAGCGCGAACGTGAGGATGACCTTGCCGGCGAACTGGCACGGCAGGCTCGTCTTGTGGTCCCACGAGAGCTTGCGAAACACGGCCTCAACGGCGCCCTCGAAGAACTCCAGGCGCTTCTCGTGCACGTTGGCGAAGGTCGAGAACGGACTGGGTTGTTGGTGCAGCGAAGTGCTGCTCGGCGGCAGGGTGTATTGGGTGCGCCCCGGGCGTGCCGGGGCGCAGGGGCAGTCCTCAGACGGTCAGACGGGCGGCGCCTCCACGGTCACGGGCATGATCACGCCCTTCGCCTCGGGGAGGTCGAGGCGGGTCACGAGGATCGGCGTGTTGATCGACGGGCGCTCGGGGTACGGGCGCAGCGCGGTCACGCAGCGCACGAGCTTCGCCGCGCCGGCCTTCAGCTCGAGGCCGTGCGACTCGATGGCCGCCGCGGTCGCGGTGTCGAAGGCGACGCGGTCGATGCGGCAGCGCTCGGCGTACGCCTCGTCGGACTCTTCCTGCTCGACGTGGCGATCCGGGGCCGCGTACGGCTCCGGGGTCCACGCGATGAGCTGGTCGAGCTCGTCCGAGGCGCGCTTCGCCATCGCCACCAACTGGGGCGTCTCCTGGTCGGGATCGTTGACGGTCACGATCACGGTGGGGTCGTCCTTGTTGGCGCCGATGGCGTCGCACACGCTGGCGAACAGCAGCGAGTTGATGCCGAACTTGATGGCTCCGGGCCGGATCTCAGGGATCACGGCTTCGTAGCGGGGGAAGTCGCCGTCGGCGGAGGGGCGCTCGAACTTGATCGCCTCTCCGTCCTTGCCGACGATCTCCACCGTGCCGTTGGCTCTGAGCTCGGGGCCCATGCAGCCCTTCTTGTTCGGCTTCAGCTTCGCGGCCGTGGCCCACGCCTCTTGCGAGACGCGGCCGGGCATGTCGACGCCGAATTCGTAGCTGAGGTCGACGACCGCGAGGATCCGACCGTCCGTTGCGGCGCACCGCATCTTGGGTCCGGTCTCCGTGGTCACATGCCGCATGTCGATCTGGGACAGGCGGCCCTCTTCGATCGCCGCGGCCTTGTGCAGTTGCACGACGCCACGGCCTTGCAGATTCAATTGCATAGCAGCTCTCCTTGGGGTAGCAGGTCCGATCCTGCTCTCACGACGAGGGCAGGCGTTCTAGCGTGGGCGCGTCAGCACGCCGAGGCCGCGCAGGCTCGTGTAGCCGCGCTGCGCGATCACGATGTGGTCGAGCAGGGGGATCCCGACGAGCTCGCAGGCGTCCATGATCCTTTCGGTCACGGCTTGGTCTTCCGCGCTCGGGCTCGGATCGCCCGACGGGTGGTTGTGCACGAGCACGATGGCGCACGCGCCGAGGCGTAGCGCCGGCCCGATCGCTTCGCGCGGGTGAATCAGCGACGTTGTCGCCGTGCCGGTGCTCACGTGGTGCAGGGCCGTCAGTGCGTAGCGGCTGTCCAGCAGCGCGACCCAGACCTCTTCACGTGGGCTCGACTCCAGGAAGGAGAAGAGCTTGGCGAAGTCACTGGGCTGTCGCATGGTGGCCGTGTCGAACTGCTCGGGCACTTCGCAGACGAAGTCTCGAAGCTCCGAGTGGACCCTGCGCACGTTGATCTGCTTGGTCAACATGGGCAGTTTCTCCAGGGGTAGCATCACGAGCACTCGCTCGTGGTGTGCGGGTTGCGCGCCCGGCGCATTGAGCAGCCTGGGCGCGCAGGGGTTTCAGAGCTTGTCGGACGCCGCGAGCTTGTCGCGGCAGGGGCGGCACACACTCACGTGGTACTTCGTGCCCTGGCAGCCCAGCGGCACGAATCGCACGCGAGCGAGCGCGCGCTGGCACTCGGGGCACCAACGCTCGCCGCACTCGCACTTGCGCAGGTTCCACCGCTCAGTGGCATCGGTGGGCACCGGCTGCACGTGGTTGCACTCAGGGCACGTGCGCGTCTCCACGTCAGTCGTCCTCGGGCGCGGCCGTGATCAGCTCGACCGATTGGTCGAGCAGTTGCAGGACGTGCTCGTGCTGGCGGTCCAGCCTGTCGTTCCAGTCCTCGACGCTGCCCGAGGAGTAGCCCCAACGATCTTGGAGCAAGCCCACGAGCGACTCCTCGACCGCGAGGCGTTCCGTGTCGAACTCCTCGACATCCTGGCTCGTCTCCTTGGCGAGCTTGGCAGCTCCCACGTGTAGCGCTCCGATGAGGCAGCACTTGTCGACTTGGTCCAGGTACGTCGTGCCGACCTGTTGGCCGTTGGCGTTGATCGCGTACGATCCCTTGGTCCAGTGCTTCGGGTCCGCGATCGTCTCGCGGGCCTTGGCGAGGAGCTTCAGGGCGTTCGTCTTCAGTGTCTTTCGCATGGGGCAGTAGTCTCCGAATCACGTGGGGACCATTCCCCACGGTGTGCGAGGTGGCGAGCGCGGCGCATGTAGCAGCACGCGCTCGCCGTGGTGGTCACTGCATCCCGGGGCCGCGATAGCCCTTCACGTAGCAGTTGACGCCGATGGTGAGGGGACAGCCCTCGACCTTGATGCCCGTGTCCCCGCTCTTCAGCGTGGCGTTCGCCACGTTGTGGGTTTTCCCCGAGCTGGACAGCGTCGGCGCGTGGAGCGGGACGCGAATCACGAGCACGTCGCCTTCGAGCTTGGCTGAGGCGACTTTCACGAGTTGGTCGGTCATGGCAGTAGGTCTCCGAATTCCTGCCCACCCAAATGAAGCCTCACGCCGTGGTGGGCAACGGCGTGAGGTGGACAGTCACACGATCCGAGGCGCGGACGCCTGGAGCATGTCGAGCGCGGCGATCAGGGCCGAGGCGAGCGCGGCTTCCGTCGGGTCCAAGTCTTCGACCGAACGGCCGATCTTGGACACCAACTCTCCGACCTTGGCAGCGTGCGCTTCGCTCTCCGCACAGGGCGGAAGGTCCAGCACGCGCAGCATCTCACCGTCCCCGAAGTCGAGGACGCGCGGCTCGCAGTGTTCGCAGTGGCACATGTAGTAGGTCTCCCGAATCTCGGCCCGGACAATCCCGAGCCGAGTGTAAGGGCGGCCCCGGGGAGCGCGCGGCGCTCGACCCGGGGCAGCGTTCAGCGCATGTCCGCAGTCGTGTTGATTTCGGGCGCCTCGATCGGCAGCTCGCGCTGCACGACACCGTGCCCGGTGAGGCACGCGCGGCGGATCGCCTCTTGCGCCTCGCGGCGCTCGTCTTCGGCGCTCTTCCGCACGCGAGCCCGTTGCCACGCTGCAACCTCTTCCGCGACCGCCGAAGACACCTTGGGCGCGCCCTTTCGCGTCACGCGCACCTTGTGGGAGCGCATGGGCGAACGGGTCACGCCGAGGATGTCGTCGGCCAGCCGTTCGAGAGCCCGCTCCTCTGCGATCTCGCGGCGCAGCGCTGCCTGCCTCTCGGCGGACAGCGGCGCACGCTCGCGGATCGGTCCACTGCCTTGAACCCGGCTCATTCCACGCGCCTTGTGGGCCGAGAGGTGAATCGTGTTCGAGGCAGGACGGTAGATACCCATTGCAGTCAGTCTCCAGTCAGCCCCGGGGCCGCTCACGCGAAGTGCGCAAGCGAATCGCCCCAGGGAATAGGGGCCGGGAGACAGCTTGTAATCGCGCTCCCGGCCTTCGGTCAGGGGGCATCTCTGCCCCCTTCCTACTACCCCTGCTTTGTTGGGACTGAGGCCGCGGCCTCTATTCTGCGCGGAGTACGTTCCACCGTTCGCCCACCGTTCCACCCTCGCTCCCCAAGTCACACTTGGGCCCGTTCGAATGGAGACGGCGGAAGGGCCCCAAGGGCCAGCCCGCGCGCCGACAAGTCTTCGCTTGTCTACCCTGACTTCTGCCTCGCGCGTCCAAGCCTCCTCGGGCCCGTATGGTCTCTCGCCCTTTCGCGTCCGCACCGTTGCATTGCCTGCGGCTTCCTGGGTGTTGAGCCTTCCGCTCGCGCCTCGCTTCCGTCCCGTCCCGCCCGGTCCCGCTCGCGCGGGCTTGGAGCTTCCTGCGGACTGTCTCTTCCGCTTCGGACACTGGGGGACGACGGCGACACGACGCGACCAGCACGGACTGACCCGACCCTCCCGCCCCCCTACGGGGGGTGCCCAGGGGGGTGCACGAGCGCCCGCGCGGGGGGAAGACTCAGTCACCGGCTATGGGTCCCATCTTCGGGACTCATATTCGAGCAGGGTGGTGGGCACCCGACCGGCCGGTTGGTCTCGCTCCCGGCGGCAGTTCCTGGGGTTCGGCGCTCGCTTCGCTCGCCGGAGCCGGTTCGCAAGTGTAGCCCTGCGGGCAGGATCACCCATGCCCCTCCGTTGGTTCCCAACGTACCCCTAGATGGATCCACCTACGCAAGCAGAAAGTGCTTTGCGGGGAAAAGTAGGGGCCGTAGGTGGGAATAGGGCGTCCGGGTGGGCCTTTCGTGGCCCGTTTGATACTCGGTTCCACTGAGTGCTTTGCAGGGCAAAGGACGTACCTGGACGATCGCGAATCTGGCGTGTAGGATCACGCCGTGGTCCATCTTCTGCGCATCCCGGCCTCTCGTGGATGCCCTCTGTGCGGTTCGCCGCGCGCGGGCACCGAGGCGCTCGTGCACTGTTCGCACGAGGGGTGCGCGCTGAATCGGGTCGACATCCCGGCGCCGCAGTGGGAAGAGCGGGCGTTCGAGGAGGACCTGATCTGTGAGGTCGACCGGCTGCGCGACGCGCTCGCTCGAGCGAATGCGGGGCTCGTCGACGTGAGCTCGAAGCTGCGACTGATGAAGGACGCGGAAGCGGCGCGCCTGATGGCCTGGCGCGCCGAGCGAGGACTTCCCTCGCACCGAATTGGAAAGGCCAGCCAACACCGGATTGTCTGAAAGGACCAGCATGTCGACGAAGAAGAAGGCGGCGACCAATTCAATCGCGAACCTCAAGAAGCAGGAGGCCGCGAAGACCGCCAAGGAACAGAAGCCGAAGAAGGCCCCGCGGCCCTCGAGGCTCGCGGAGATCCGCAAGCAGGCCGAATTCGTGAAGCGGCTTCGCTACGCGGCCGAGGACGCGAAGGGGCGCGCGAAGTACGCGCGCGAGCAGTACCAGGTCGCGCAGGGGGACCTGCAGCAGCTCTGCAACACGCCGGAGTCGGTCGACCTGTTCAGCGGCACGCTGAAGACGAACAAGGACGGCGACTACAAGTACACGCCGATCGAGCGCGAAGCGGAGAAGGTCGAAGCGAAGAAGGACGCGCCGGCCGTGACCGCGCCGCCGCCGTCGACGCCGCCCAAGTTCCCCGAGAACGTGTTCGGGAAGTCCAACGCCGAGAAGAAGGCCGACGCGGCTGAGAAGGTGGCGCTCTGATGAAGCGCTACGTGATCGAATTCCTCCACGACAGCGGCGTCGAGCAGTACCTTGCGTGCAGCGCCACTGGCACTGGCGCCGCATGGCTGGTGGCCTCTTCGGCCAACCGGGCGATCAGATTCGAGCGCCGCGAGGACGCCGAAGCCATTCGCCTCGAGCTGCCGCAGCGGTGTGCGTACTCCTGGGGCAAGTCATTGGTCGTCGAGCGCGAGTTCCCCGACCCCGCGCCGCCGAGCCTCACCGAAATCATCCACGACGAGGCGAGCTGGATCAGTCGCCTGCAGGCCGAGCTGCAGGAAGCGCGCTTCGGTTGCGAGCAGCTCCGCAAGGCGAACGAGAAGCTCAAGGCCGACCTGGACGAGAGCAGTCGCCTGCGCGCGGCCGAGCGCTGTCTTCGCAGCGATGTGGTGACGAAGGAGTACCACGAGACCGCGCTGAAGACTGCGGCCGACACGGCGTTCCGCTGGAACGAGCGGTACATCCAGCAGCGCAAGGAGAACGAGCGCCTGCTCAAGGAGCTCGCCGAGTCGAAGGACAAGTTGAAGCTCGTGTTCGAGGCAATGCTTAGGATGCGCGGGATCTGAGTGTCGCGGGGTAGTTCAGTGGAAGAACGCCTGGTTCATTCCCAGGATGTCGCGGGTTCGATTCCCGCCCCCGCTACCACTCCAGCGAGCCGGCCATACAAGGCGCGCGCCGTGTTCGACGGCGTGCGCCGCTGGAAGAACGGGAAGATCGCGCACCCGCAACCTGGTCGCCACGATCGCAAGCGCAAACTGCCCGTGCGCGCCGGCGGCAAGGTGCGCATCGACCTGCGCCGGAAGGAGTTCTGGCACCTGCGCGGCGTCGCCAAGCGCGACTGGGCCGGCCGGCTCGTCCTGCCCGACGGCACACGCACCGAGCCGACCAAGGCCGGGCAGAAGAAGCTCGACAAGCGCAAGTGGAAGAAGCTCGGGCCCGACGGTCGACCGAAGATGCCGACGCAGTCGCGAGCGCACCTGCAGGCGAACGGCGTGTACGTGAAGAGCGGCAAGCCGATCGGCCGGCGCACGACGGGCCGCAACGTCGGCCGCGTGTGCGTGACGATGAAGGTCCGCACGGCCGTGCACTACGACCTCGCGGTGCACGCGCGCTCCCTGGGCGTCACCCAGCAGCGCCTGGTCGAGCTCGCGGTCGAGGCGTTCACGGCCGCGCTGGCCTCCAATCCGGTCGCGCGACGGGCGCTCGCGGCCAGCGAGGCGCGCTCCGGCTTGACCGGAGGGCTCGCGAGCGGCAGGCTTCAGGGGTCGTCTGGCGCTCAACTCTCCCGCGGAGGCCCAATGAATCAGCACCCGAACTACCCGACCCCGAACCAGCCCACCACCGTTCCCGCGTCCACCGGCACGCAGAACCCGGGCGCGGCCAGCGAGGTCGGCTACACCGACAACCGCGGCAACGCGCCGTCGAAGGCCGGCCTCAACTACGCCGGCAGTCCCGGCACGGGCGTCGACACGCCGAAGAATCAGCCGAAGGCTCCCTGAGCCATGATCGTCGACATCGTCACGAACGCGACGCGGATGCCGACGGACGGGTTCGGCGCGTCAGCGGCCGAGCGCGAGAACGGCAACCTCACCGCGGCAACGCAGTTCAGCGCGAGCTGCTCCGCCGGCGCCGCGGGCGCCGTCGCCGGCGACCTGATCCTCACCGGCAACGGCGCCAACTCGGCGTTCTGGGCCGAGGTCACCGGGCCGGCCGTCGCCGGCGTGCTGCCGGTCAAGAACTGGAAGAAGTGGGGCCAGCGTCCGGTCTACACGAACACCGGCCAGGTCGACCCCGTGCCCGCGATCGTCGGCGCGCCGACCTACCGCATCTTCCCCGCGAGCTGCCTGCAGTATTCGGATCGCGGATGGCGCATCAAGCGCGCCAACCTGATCGGCGTCGCCGCGTCGACGCTCACGATCAACGGGCCGACCGGCTCGGTCGACCTCACCATCCCCTCGACCGTCGCGTCACCGATGTCGCACGAGTTCAACGAGCACGTGAAGGGGCCCTTCACCGTGGTGTGCTCGAACCACGCGATCGTCGGTTCCATCGAATTCGAACCCGAAGGACCCTGATCATGGCAGAGCAAGAGAACGTGCCGAAGGCCGAGCACATCGCGGACGAGAAGAAGACGATCGCGGCGACCGTGGACGCGCTCGGCATCAAGGGCGACCACGGCGGGCGAAGCCTCAAGCAGCCCCCGCCGAAGCCGCGCGCCGCGCCGGTTCCGACGCCGGAGCCTCCGGTGCTGACCAAGGCCGAGCAGGATCGCAAGTTTCGCCACGGCTCGCCGCGATGAACCTGCGGCTCGACGGCAGGCACCTGTTCGTCCCCGGTGACGCTGTCGAACTGCGGCACGATCCCAACGTCACCGGGAAGCGCCAGGCCATCGTCATCGCCGTGCGCGTGAGCGGCCGCTCGCGCGTGCTCTACGAGCTCGCGCTGTACGACGATCGAAACGTGCGCGTCGAGTTCGAGGTTGACGAGTTCGAGGTCCAGCAGGTCGATGCCGCGGTCCCAGCGCAGTGACGCGCGCGCCTACCTGGCGGCGCTCGAGGTCGAAGCCGGCACGAGCTCGTCGGTCAAGGCGTGGCTCAAATTCAACGAGCTGTACGGCCGCACCGCGCTCTCGCGCCGCAAGTTCCTCGAGGAGCTCCAGGTCCAGCACAAGCGCACCGGCGCGTGGGGCCGCTGGCAGCTCAACGGGCCCCAGCGAGCGATCGAGGCGCTGCGCCTGCGCACCGTGCGCGCCGGCCTGCCCGAGCGCTACGCGATCCTGAAGGCGCGCAAGCTCGGCGTCTCCGTGTACTGGATCGGCGCGCTCCTCGCCGAGGTCACGCGGACCAAGAGCTTGCGCGCCGCCATCGTCGGACAGCACGACGACGCGGCGAAGAAGCTCCTGCGCCAGGCCAAGCAGGTGCGCGACCACGCGCCGTGGAAGCTCGTCAAGCGCTTCGACAACCAGAAGCAGCTCTACTTCGACTCGCCGCTCGACAGCTCGATCGACCTGGCCTCGGCGAAGTCTGACGACCCGCTGCGCGGCGACACGCTGCGCTTCGTGCACTGCACCGAACCGCAGATGTGGGTCGGCGACCCCGCGGCGAAGCGCATCGCGATCGAGGGTTGCGTCGTCGACGAACCGGACACGCTCATCTCGTACGAGGGCACGGGTTTCGGCATCAACTGGTGGCACGAGTTCTGGTGGAAGGCGTTCGAGGGCCGCGAAGAGAACGGCTTCCAGGCGATCTTCCTCTCGTGGCTGCTCGACGCACACTTCGACTACTGCGTCGACGTGACGCCCGAGCAGATCGAAGCGATGGCCGGCACGCTCACGCCCAACGAGGAGGAGCTGCGACGGCACGGCGCCAACTGGGGACAGATCGCCTGGCGCCGCCAGAAGCTCGCGACGATGTTCGCGGGCGACGAGCGACTCTTCGCGCAGGAGTTCCCGTCGACGCCGCAGGAAGCCTTCCTCTCCGACGGCCGGCCGGCGTTCCTGTTCGAGGCGGTCGATCGCTCGCGCAAGCGCTGCGTCGATCCGCGCTGGACCTGCGACCTGTTGCTCGGCGAGCGCCGCCACGGCGAGTGGGGCATCGACTTCAAGCTGATCGACGATCCGCGCGGCGCGCTGTCCATCTGGGAGCACCCCGAGCCCGAAGGCGACTACGCGATCGGATGCGACACCGGCTACGGCATGGGCCTCGACAACTCGGTGATTCACGTCATCAACAACAACACGCGCCGGCAGGTCGCGAAGTTCGTGTCGAACCGAATCGAGCCGCACCGCTTCGGGCACTACCTGTGCGCGCTCGGCGAGTATTACCACCGCGCGTACACGTTGGTGGAGATCGAGGGCGCCGGCCGCGGCGTGATCGAAGCGCTGAAGGACCTCGAGTACCCGATGATCGGGATGCGCTCGACCTACGACGAGCACGGCAAGGTGGTCGGCCGCAAGCTCGGCTTCTCGACCAACATCCACACGCGCGAGCTCGTCTTCAACGCGATCCGCGAGAACCTGGCCGAGCCGAAGGGCGTCGAGCTGTGCGACGTGCAGACCTGCCAGGAGATGCTTCCGATGTTCCGCGACCTCGACGGCAAGGTGAAGACGCCGACGGGGAAGAAGGACGACCACGTGCTCGGCTGGGGCATGGCGCTGATGGCGCACAAGGACTCCAGGAACCCCGTCGAGCCGGCCGTCAAGCACGAGCTCCCGCCCGGCTCGCTGGAAGATCGGCACTGGAGGGAGTATGAAAGGCAGGTCGCCGAGCCCGAGGAAGCATCACCCGAGGAGTGGGGAGTCGAATGGCCGTAGAAGCAAACGTCGTCGCGATCATCCAAGCCATCACCATGCTGCTCGCCTTCGTGGCCTGGGCCGTGCTCGCCTGGCGACTGCAGCGCGAGCTGCTCACCGCGCACCGCGAGCTCCTGGGGATGCTCGGCACCCTGAAGCTCGCCCAGGCCGGCCTCAGCGGGGCCCAGTCCTTCCCGCCGCAGCCCCCTACTGGTAGCGTTGCAGGCCAAGCCGGGCACTACGGGCGGACCCAGGACATCGACCTCGGGCTGCAAGAGACGGTCGGCTGAGCTGAATGCAGTCGGTCTACTCACCCAGGAAACAGTCGGGCCTCGACTTCGTTCGCGAGCGCGTCGACCCCGATGGGGAGAGCGCTGAGCGCAAGGCGTTCGAGCAGCAGTGGCTCGCGAACCTCGGCCTGTACGCCGGCATCAAATTCGTCGCCGACGGCGGCGTGATCCGACCGATTCGCGACCCCCAGCTCAATCGCGAGGCGTACAACGCGCCGCTGATCCTGCCCAAGGTCCTGCGTTTCCTGGCGAAGAAGGCCGCGGTCAACCCGCGCGTGACCGTGCTGCCGCGCTCCGACCAGTGGGAGGACATGCAGGCGTCGAAGCTCGCGACGATGGCGCACCAACACGGCGTCGACGTGTCGCGCTTCAAGCAGGCGCACCAACGCGCCGAGCGCTGGGCCGCGATCTGCGGCTCGGGCTTCGTCAAGGTCTGCTGGGATCCCGACGCCGGCGAGCCCGACCGGATCTACCACGAGAACGGGCGCGTGAACGTGCTCGCGATGTACGACCCGGCGATGCGCGCGGAGTTCGAGCGCCGCTCGCTCTTCAGCGACGTGTACCCCGGCGAGCTCGCCGCGCACCTGGTCGAGCCCTGGCAACTGTGGCCCGACCCGAACGCGCGCGACGGCGGCATCGACGATTGCGAGTGGGTCTGCATCCGCACTGCGCGCTCGGTGGAAAGCGTCTACCGAGAGACTGGAAAGCGGCTCGCGCCCGACGCGACCGCGATGCGCGGCGCCGAGCAGTACCGGGAGATCATCGCCTTCATGGCCGGCGGCCAGGCCGGGGTCAACCCGACCGTGCACCGCTCGCGCATGGCCGAGTGCGTCTTCCAAGACGAGATGTTCGTGCGCCCCAACCGCGACTACCCCAAGGGCCGCTACATCCGCATCGCCGGCACCGAGGTGCTCGACGATCGCGACAACCCCTACGTCGCCGCCGGCTGCCCGATCCCGATCGCCAAGGTCGACTGCATCCCCTGCCCCGGTCGCTTCTGGGGCATCTCGCTCGTCGACGCGCTGCGCAATCCTCAGCGCGCGTACAACGCCTCGCGCGGGCACTCCATGAACCTGCAGGCCACGGCCGGCCACGCGCCGCTGCTCCTCGACAAGGGAAGCGGCATCCAGCCGAGGAGCTTCAAGGGCGTGCCCGGCCTCGTGCTCGAGCTCAACGCGAACACGCGCCCGCCCATGTGGGGCCAGCCGCCGCAACTGCCGCCGTACATCGGACAGAACGCCGAGGTCGCGCTGCGCGAGATGGCGATGATTTCGGCCGAGACCGATCCCGCGAGCTCCAAGCTCCCGGGCCAGCTCCGCTCGGGCGACGCGATCCGCGCCGTGCAAGCCGACCAGAACCTCATCCTCTCCGCGTCCGTCGAGTCGACCTTCGACTTCATCGAGAAGACGGGCACGATGATGCTGCAACTGATCGGGCTGTACTACGACTCGCCGCGCCTGATGAACGTGCTCGGACCGGGCAACGAGATTGACCCGCGCTACTTGCAGGGCGCCGACCTGCGCCGGCACTACCGGCTCAAGGTGCTCGCGCAACCTGGCGACCTCGACAGCGCCGAGAGCCGCGACGCGAAGATCATGGACGCCGCGCAGCTCCTGATCCTCAACCCGCAGAATCCCGAGGACCGGCTCCTCATGCTCAAGGGCCTGCGCTTCCACACGTCCGACGACTACGTGAACGCGCTGCTCTCCCAGGAGAATTCCGAGGAGCGCGCGATCGCGTCCATCGTCGAGTCGGGCGGCCAAGTCGTGCCGCAGGTCGAGCTGTGGTTCGACCTCGAGCTGCGCGCCAAGCTGCTCGAGCGCAAGCTGAACAGCCGCGCCTTCGAGCTCTACCACCCGGCCGTGCAGGAACAACTCCGCGCGCGCTGGATGCAGTTCACGATGCTCCGGCAGCAACAGATCGCCGCGGCCATGCAGGCCGCGCAGCTCCAGAACGGCGCCCCACGTCAACCGGGCGTCGCCTCGCAACCCGCAAGGTGACCTATGGCAAAGCGTCAGCACATCAACATCGACCAGGAAGCGAACTTCGACCTGCGGCCGTCGCCGGAGGCCGAGCTCGCCATCCAGGAGGCGATCGAGACCGTCAAGCTCTCGATGCCCAAGAGCGACGAGCTCGAGCAGAACCCGGTCGAGGACCTCCCGATCCCCGAGAACAAGACCGGCGACCCGCGCGTCGCGGCCATCATGGGCGACGGCGACGAGCACACGAAGATGCGCATCTCGCGCCTGCACATCCCGCCGCCGCTCGCGCCGCAGCCCGGCTCGACCGACCTGCCGCTCAACGCCGCGATGAAGGTGGCCGAGCGTCGGCAGAAGGAGCGCGCCAAGCAGATGCGCAGCAACCCCGCGGCGTGGAAGGACCAGGTGCACTACATCGAGTGCCAGGACTCCGACTGCCTGGGGCCGGGCATCTGGTTCGAGGGCGCCCCGGACGGCGAGCTGAAGAGCGATCGGTGGTGGTCCTCCTACCACGTCAAGGGCTCGTACTGGATCCCGAACAACCCGCCGCACTGCCAGGTCTGCGAGGCGAACCTGAAGATCCGCCGGCCGCTGAAGGTCGCCTTCATCAGCCGCGGCGCGCCCGGCCCGGACCAGCGCCGCGTCGGCATCACGCTCAACCCGCGCCACGTGCGCACGATCACCCGCGAGGAGTACGACTCCATCTACAAGAACCCCGCCGAGCAATCCGCTTGACGGCCGCCCACCACAGGACCTAGAACATGACCAACGAAGCGACCCCCGCCGGCGGCCAAACCAGCCAGACCGGCGAGCAAGGCAACGCGACGACCGGACAGCAAGGCGCACAGACGCCTGCCACCAACCAAGCTCCCCAGGAGCTCGTCATCCGGCACAACGGGAAGGACGTTCGCATCCCGATCGACCGAGCCAAAGAGCTCGTCCAGAAGGGGTACAACTACGACTCGCGGATGGCGGAAGTGAACCAGCGCGCGAAGCATCTCGACAGCTACGAGCGGTTCATGTCGGACATGGACAAGTCGCCGACCCTCAAGGAGGCGGTCTTCCGTGCCACGCAGAACCCCGACCTCGTGCTCCGAGCTCTGAACGGTGCAGCCGCTCCCACGCCGCCGGCGGGGGACGAAGGCGCCGCCCAGGGCGAGGGGCAGCCGGCACAGAATCGGCAGCCCGATCCGCTCGCGTCGCAGCTTCAGCAGCTCACTGGGATCGTGGAGGAAGTGCGAGGTCACATCGCGCAGCGGGAGGTCAACGAGGCCCTCGAGCGCGAAATCTCCAAGCACCCCTGGGTGGCGGGAAGCCCGAGCGCACAGAAGTTCGTCCGAGACCACGTGCGCACGCAGATCGAAGCCGACCCCCGAAACGCCTCGTCAGTCGACAGGCTCGTGTTCGAGGCGGCCTCGAACGTGCGCGACGTGGTCGCAGAGCAGAACGAGCGACGGCTCGCGGAAGCCCAGGATCGTCAGAACCTGCGCACGACCAACCCAGGTCGCGGCCAGTCGACGCTCACGCCCGCGCCGAAGCTCACCTCGAAATCCCTCGACGACGGCACCGTCCTCCAGGCGGCGCTCAAGCGGGGCAGGGAGATCTTCGGCGACATGTTCAAGTGACGCCGGCGGGTTTCCTGTCCCGACCAACAGGAAACCCCAATGGCGATCACCGACAACAACGGCGTGGTCTTCGGAGACACGGCCGCCTCCTCGTACTACACCAACATCCTGCAGGACTTCTTCCTGCCGGCGATGGCCGACGCGGTCATCTACCCGAACACGCTCCTGAAGCGTCTGCCGCGTACCACGCGCAACGTCGAGGGCAAGCTGATCCGCTACCCCGTGCACTACGACGACGCGACCGGCGCCGTCGCGATCGCCGCGGGCGGCTTGCTCCCCGACCCGGACACCGAGAAGTTCGCGCAGTACGCCTTCGGCATCAAGCACATGTACGTGCGCCTGAAGTTCGACGGCATCACCAAGGACGCCGCGAAGACCAACAAGGCGTCCTGGCTGCAGGTCATCGTCTACGAGGCCAAGGCGAAGACGAAGATCATGGCGCGCGCGCGCCAGCGGATCTACCACAACGACGGCTCGGGCCGCCTCGCCGAGGTGGTCTCGCACTCCGGCGGCGCCGTGCAGTACAGCGTGGCGGGCACGCTCACGCTGCGCATCAACCAGGGAATCGAGTCGCCGTCGACCTGCGACACGGCTCCGACGCGCTGGCTGAAGCCCGGGATGCTCGTGGCCTTCGTCACCTCGACGGGCACGGGCGCGCTGGACGGAACGGTGCAGGCCGTCGGGCGCATCGCCACGGTTCCGTCGACGACCACGGTGACGCTCTCGGGCGTCGTCAACGTCGGCGGCGCGAACGTCGCGGCGGGCGACTACGTCGTGACCGTGTCGCAGCTCGTCGCCACGGCGGCGCTGAAGGACACGGGCTTCCGCAACGAGATGATGGGCCTCGCCGGCATCCTCTCCGACGCGGACCCGGCCGACGGCACGAGCGGCGGCTTCCAGGGCATCGACTCGGACTCGGCCACCAACGCCTGGTTGCGCGCCACGATCCAGGGCAACTCGGGCGTGAAGCGGCCGGTCACGATGGACGTGCTCGACTACGGCTGGACGACCGCGATCGAAATCGGCGACGGCGTGCCGACGGCGATCCTCGGGACCTTCGCGCAGGTGCGCGCGGTCGCCAAGGCGCTGATCGTCGACCGTCGGTTCGTGGGCACGAAGCGCTTCGACGGCGGCTACGAGGCGATCGTCTACAACGACGCCCCGCTGATCTCCGACCGCGACATGTACGACAACCGCCTCGCGCTGCTCGACGAGACGGACCTCGAGATGAACGTGCTCGCGGACCCGCAGTGGATGGACGCCGACGGCTCGGTGTACTCGCGCCTCCAGGAGAAGGACGAGTACCAGGCCACGATGTTCCTCCGCGAGAACCTGTCCTCGACGATGCGCAAGAAGCACGTCCTGATCACCGACCTGGTCCAGTAGCCGAAGCCCTCTCCACCTGATCGTCAGTCCGCGATCGGCCGCGGGATACCAAGTAGCCGAAACCCTTCAGATGACGACCCAACCCAAGCACCTCGACCCGAACGGACTCCTGCGCCGCAGCGTGCGCAAGCAGGACCTCTACACCGTCGAGGACAACGACATGTACCGCGGCGCCGGCGGCATCGGCACGGACATGGGAGCGATCGCCGTCGGCTCGGTGATTCCGATCAACGGCGGCGCGACGGCCTTCCCCGTCTACGGCGACCAGTCGCTGCTCTTCACGGGCGACAACTGGGCGAACGGCGGCGTGGGCACAGTCACGATCGTGTTCACGATCGTTGGCTACGACCAGGACGGCAACCTGATCACCGAAGACGCGACGCTCGCGACCGTCGTCGCGACCCCGATTTCCTCGGTCACGGCCAACGTCTTCGCGTACGTCAGCTCGATCACGGTGAAGAGCATCACCCTGGGCGGCGGCGCGACGCTCGACGCGGCACCGCTGCTCGCGATCGGGCACGGCGTCTCGACGGCGGCCGGCAACACGGGGCGCACGCGCTTCCCCATCTCGGCGAAGGTGAAGTCCGCCGGCGAGATCCTGGCGCTGATCGACCCCAACGGCGTCGCGGTCGCGTACACGTCCGACTACACGCGGCACGTGCTCGTGAACGCCAGCGGCACGACCTTCGTGGCCGGCCGGTACCGAGTGCTCTACAAGCAGGAGCTCGGATACGGGGACCACGTGTGAGCTGGACCCCGGAGGAAATCGAAGCGAAGCTCAGGCGCATCACGAACACCTCGACGCTCGAGGTGCGTCGGGATCGCGCCTGGGCCTTGCGCAACAGGCACCACCCGGAGGCGCTCCAGGTGTGGGACCGGGGCGTGCGCACGGGCAAGCCCTACTTCGTCGCCGTGCTCGAGCGGCGCGGCGTGCCGTGCGAACCCGACGAGCGTTGGTTCCACGCGATGTGGGCCATGCACGCCGACCAGGTGCACCGCGGGCGCCCGGGCTGGGCCGACAAGATCGGCTTCGACGCCAGGGACTATGAGGACGCCAAGGAGGCTGAGACCTGGCGCCGATTCGACGAACGCATGGAGGCCGCGAAGGACCCGATCATGCACATGCTCGGGGAAGGTCGAACCCACAAGCTGGACCGGACGATGCTCGTTCGGAGGACAAAGCGATGAGACCCGACACGCAAGTGCCCGTTCCTTCGGACTTGACGGGCTGGCCCTCGTGGCTGGAGCGCACCGGAATCGCACTCGGACTCCTGATCGTGACTGCCTGGGCACTCGCCAAGCTGGCCGGATGGGCCAAGCCGCGAGCCGAGCTGCTCATCGACGGTGCGCTCGAGGCGGCCCGCCAGCTCCCGCACGTCCTCGAGGAGAACCGCAAGCTCAACGAGGCCGTCATGCTCGCGCTGCAGCACCAACGCGAGCGCGACCTGGAGATCGCCGACCGGCTCGCCAAGCTCGAGGAACTGCTCGAGCGCGTGAACAAGGAGCTGTGACGTGCGCCTGTCCGAGCTGATCACCCACTGCCGCCAGCGCATCTCGGATGCGGACAAGGTCTTCTTCAAGGACGTGGCGATCGCGCGCGAGCTCAACCTCACCGCGCGCTCGCTGTTCCGCCAGAAGGCCGCGGCGTCGTACAGCTACGGCCAGGTCGTCGTCGACCTCTCGACGACCGACAACGCGACGCAGCTTCGCCAGGTCGACCGCGACGAGTGGGTGTGGATGCTCCCCTCGTGGGTCTACCGCGTGAACGAAGTTCGCACGCGCTCGGGGCGCGAGAGCCTCGGCGACATTCCTCGGCAGACCGGCGACCAACGCACCGGCTGGAGCATGACCTCCAACCGCGGCCTGCTGATCAAGGGCAACACGAGTGCGCAGGACCTTCGGCTCAAGGTGCAGAAGATCCCGGCGCTCGTGTTCCGTGGCACGATCAGCGTCCAGTCGCCAGACCTGGGCGTTCTCGTCGTGCCGTCGATCCCGTCGACGGAGCCGACCGAGAGCGAGCCGTTCCCCACTGACCATGAGGACGGCTCGCTGATCGGCTCGCAGATCGAGATCACGAGCTCGAGCGCGACCACGGATCCGCGCGGGACGATCGCCACGGTCTACTCGCAGACGCGCGAGTACCACGTGGGCACGGCGCAGTACCAGAACTACCTCGAGGTCGCGCCGCGCTACAAGGACCACGTGAAGGTCGGCGACACGTTCGAGTCGCACCCGGAGATCGACGAGGCCGACGTGACGCTCCTGATCCTGCAGACCTGCGAGGGGCTCTTCCAGAAGGACCACAACCTGAGCGGGCAGAACGTGATGCGGGCCCAGCTCGAGCGCGAGCTCGTGCGGTTCACCAACTCGCTTGCGCCGCGCGAGGGGCACCAGCCACACTACATCGAGACCGCGGACGACACTTTCGTCTCCCGCGACCCCGAGAGAGATCCATCCTTCGGCTGAGAGGTCCCATGACGCTGCCCGAATCGCTGCCCGTGAACGAGGCCACCCCCGAGCGCACCTACACGCCGCCGCCCGTGCGCGGCTATCGCGAGCTGACGCAGGCGGAGGTCGACTCGATGAACGAGTGCAAGAAGGCCGCGGAGTGGGTCGGCGAGCTCGTCGAGCGCGTCCGAGCGATTCCCGGCATCGACCACCGCTGGGCTTCGATCGCGCAGACCGACCTGCAGAAGGGCTTCATGTCCCTGATCCGCGCGATCGCCAAGCCGACCACGTTCTGAGAGGAGCCCAATGGGCGAGCAGTTCCGCAGAGTCCCGGTGCGCCCGATCGCCTCGGGCCGCAACACCGCGCAGAATTCGGTCCTGCTCGCCGACGGCGAGAGCCCCGAGCTCGTGAACGTCGACCTCGACCGCGACTCGATCGCGATGTCGGGCGGCGCCTCGCGCTTCAACAATCAGACCGCTCCACGTCCTGGCCTGCTCGTGGGCACGCGGGCGAACGGCGCCGCGCTCCAGGTGCTGCCGGGCAAGTCGGTGCCTGTGCGCGGGGCGCTGTTCATCCCGTACTCCGAGAGCCAGGACGTGGTCTGCGCCGACTACACCGTGGACGAGACCGCGGCGCCGGCGCCGACCAACCGCTCGTTCGCGCGCCAGCGCGGCAAGGACTTCGAGCTCCAGCAGTCCTTCCGCATCCCCGCGAGCGAGAAGCTCTTCACGGCCCCGACGCGCGGCGCGCTGAACGCTCCGCTCGGCGACCTGTCGGTCAACGACTTCACCACCAAGTTCGGCGCCGACGAGGCGCTCGACGAGTTCTTCGCGATCCGCCAGAAGGGCGGCGATCGCATGGCGCCGATGAGCTGGGCGCTCGGCGTGGTCAACACCGGCGCGCTCTTCGACATCGACGTGGGCGGCGGGCTCAACATCTTCGGCCTGTCGACGGCGACGCACGCGAAGCGCATCTCGAACTACGCGCTCTGCTTCATGTGGCTCGACATCCCGGCCTACGGCGTCGACCGGCCGAGGTGCGCGAAGTACCGGCTCAACGCCGGCTCGGTGTGGTTCGACGAGGTCGTCGGCGATCGCGGCTCGTATCCGACCTTCGCGTACCGCGCGATGATCGTGCCGTTCTTCGTCGAGCCCGGCGTCGACTACCACGTGGCGCTGCGTCTGACGCGCGACACGGGCAGCTCGGGCACGACGTGGAACCCCGGCACCGGCGAGCTCTCTGGCGTCGCGTGGAACGGGAACGGCGTGATCGAGTGGAAGGTCGCCGAGAGCTACGGTGCCGTGCAGACCTTCAGCTCTGCCAACGGCGCTGGTACGCAGGTGCTGCGCTACAAGGGCCCGACCGACTCGCTCGAGTACCTGTGCAAGTACGGCGTGCGCTACCACGGGCGCGACGCGGAGCACATCGGTCTCGGCTTCCGCTTCTCGCCGTGGCAGTCGGGCGGCTTCGTCCCGTTCGGCATCGACTCCTGCCCGGTCGAGTACGGCGGCTTCCAGATCAACGACCACTCGGTGCACGGCCCCGCCATCTCGACCACGCTGTACGGTGAGATCCAGGCGATCGAGCAGGAGCCGACGGGCGCGGGTTACGACATCTGGGGCCTGCGCATCGAGTACGACCCCGCGGTCGACGCCGGCGGGACGACCTTCGGCGTGAACCGCGCCGGCCTGGTCGAGTCGCTCGGCCTCGGCGGGCACATCTGGGGCAACGAGACGACGGCCTGGGCGAACATCGACCCGGTCTTCGGCAAGCAGCCGTGGGGCCCGAAGGATGCGCCGTGGGCCGGCCTGGGCGGGCGCACGGCCGTCGGCTTCAACCCCGAGGCGCTGCGCAGCTACCGGCTCGTGTTCTTGCGCGACAGCGGCGGCTTCGAGACCGCGAACGCCTGCGGCGGCCTGATGTCGATCGCGACCTACGTGCCGGCCGTCTTCGGCGCGTACACGTTCGGACAGCACATGACGATGGAGGGCGGCGACCAGTTCGCCGCGACGCCGACGAACCCGACGCTCGCGCCGCTGTTCCTGCGCTGGCTCGTCGGCGTGCGCGCGTTCCGCTGGAACCAGCGCCCGGTGGTGGTCTCCGACGTGCGCTCGTACTCCAAGCCGCGCACGTGGAGCGTGGTCTGCGACTTCTCGCTGACGCACGAGCTCGACCTAACGCGCGCCGGCGAGCCCGGGCTCGAGAGCCTGCGCGGGCACTGGGCGCTGACGGATGGCGGCGGATACGAAGCGGCCGAGTCGATCCTCGGCAACTCCGGCTTCCTCACGCCGCTCGCGGGGCAGCGACTCAAGGACGGCGGGATCTTCCTCTCGGGCGAGGGCGAGGCGCTGTACCTGAACCTTGCGGAGAATCCCGACTTCCGCGCGCAGCTCCGCGCGGCGCAGACCGACGGCCTCGGCGCGTGCGCGATCCAGCTCACGATGCGGATGCCGGAAGCGAGCTACGCGCTCGCGCAGCGCGTGAACGATCCGCTGGGCACGGGCGGCGCGTCGAGCCAGTACCGCGGCAAGTTCGCGCCCGTGCTCGCGGCGCTCGACGTGGAGGTGCCCGACCGCGCGAGCGACTTGCTCGCGGCCGAAGGCGTCGCGATCGGCGCCAACCAGATCGACCACGTGCAAGGCGCGTACGCGCCACTCCAGCCACTGCTCGAGTTCGGCCACAACGTGTTCGTCGAGAACGGGATCGGCGTCGAGCCATTCGCGTACCCGATGGGCTTCTCACTGCGCGCGCCCGTGAACACCGCCGCCGACTTCCGCGTGACCACGGCCGACGTGCCGGGCACCGGCGTCAACGGACTGCACGCCTGGCACCGCCCCGCCGGCACGAACGTGTCGCGCTGGGACAAGCTCGCCGGCTGGGCCGGCAAGGACATCGTCGTGCAGTTCGGCTTCCAGCCGACGGGCACGGCCGACGAGTTCATCGCGTACATCGCGGCCTGGCCGAAGGAATTCCTCAACCCCGCGAGCAACGATCCGGCCGGAGCTGAGTTCGCGTACTTCACCAACGCGATCACCATGACGCGCCGCCAGGTCGAGCGCGCCGTCGTCGTGATCGGCGGCTCGTGGAACCCGCGCCTGTCGACCACGCGGCGCGCGGGCCCGCCCGCGTACTGGGCCACGATCGGGCGTGCGGCGCACGAGTGCTCGGCGCGCATGATCGTCAAGGACGTGCGCGTGTTCGGCGCCGCGGCGCCTGGCGCACTGCCGAGCGCGAGCGGCTCCGCGGTCGCCGCCGGCACCGGCAAGATCATCGGCGACAACGCGCTGCCGCTGCGCGCGCTTACTGCGAGCGAGCTGCTCTACCCGGTCGCGCGCGACGACTCCGCGGTCAACTTCACGGCCGGCAGTCGCACGGTCTCCTCGAGCGGCACGGCGTTCCTCTCCGAGGCGCTGCCCGAGAGCTCGAAGCTCGCGATCGTGCGCTCGTTCCTTACGGTGCTCGGCGACAGCCTGAGCGTGCCGCGCGAGAACACGGACAGCCTGTACTGGCCGCGCACCTACTTCGTCTCGGCCGTGCCCACCTCGAGCTCGCTGACGCTCAACCGCCCGGTGCTCGGCGCGAGCCGGCGCGCGAGCGGCGCGAAGTGCTTCCGCCTGCTCGGGTACACCGCGTTCGAGGACGAGGTGACCGTCCCGCTGACGGTCGGCAAGGGCCGGGGGTACGACACGACTTCGGTGACGACAAGGCACGCCCAGGTCACCGACAAGGCGTTCGCGAACCTCTCCCCGATCGGGGTGGACTGGCGCTGGCGGGTCTACTCGAGCATCCCCTCCGGCTCCTCCCTGGGGCTGCTCCCGACCTGGACGCGGGGGGTGAAATGTTCCACGTGGAACAAAATCCGCGGCCTGCACGCCGTGGCCGACGTGCTCTACGTGGGCGCCCAGGCGTCCCTGTTCGAGGCTGACGATCGCTGGCGGCCGTACGGGCCCACGGATGCCCTGGCGAAGAGCTTCGCCGTGCGGGCCCTGGAGGGCCGCCCGCTGCAGGGCGACCGCGTCGTGTTCCAGGACTCCAGCCTGCTCGACATCAGCGACGCCTGGGCCGTCTCCGGCGGCGTGGGCTACCTCGCCGTGCTCGACGCCTGGCTGCGCCCGGCGAGCCTGCGCGGGATCCAGACCGTGCTGTGGTGCGGGCGCCTGGACACCAACCCGGCGCTGGCCGCGGGCGCGCACGGCATCCAGTTCTGGTCCCGCATCAACGACGGATACCCGGAGCTCGTCGTCGGCTCGAGCGCTGCCGGGCCGAGCCTCGGGCTGTTCGTCGCGCGCGGCTCGCGCCGCCTGCGCGCGGGTGAGTGGAAACACGTACGGTGGGGCGTGCTCGGCGTCCCGGGCGGGGCCCCTTCGCTCGACGAACCCGTGCTCTGGGTCGGAGGCAAGCGCGTCGCGGTCACCGTCAACGCGACCGACGCGGCGGCGGCGGCCGGCACCTGGCTCGCCCAGGCGGGCGTGCAGTACGAGGCGAGCTACCAGGTCGCGCTCGGCGCCGCGCGCGGGGTGCTGCTCGAGCCCGTCGTCACGCGCAAGTTCACCGCGTCGACGGACGCCTCGCGCGCGCCGATCCTCCCGAGCGAGAGCCACGGCTGGCTGTTTGCGTTCGACGGCGAGCTCGCCGGCGTCGTGTGCGCTCGCGAGCCGAACGGCTCGGCCGGCTTCAACACGGCGCTCGACTTCGACCCGAGCTCGATCGCGTACACCACGCGGCGCTTCGCCGCGCTCGAGACGACGCAGTCGGCGTACGGCGTCGGACACCGGATGCTCGACGCCGCGCTGCCGCAGTTCGGCACGATCTACTCGCACCCACTCCTCTCGATCACGCACGCGATGGGCGGCGCCGACGAGAGCTGGAGCTTCTCGAACTACGAGAGCGACGTGTTCTGCGCCAACGGCGGGCGCGTCGGCGTCATCGACTCGAAGACCAACGAGTTCCGCTTCGCCGGGATCCAGGGCCCGCGCTCACTGCCGAAGGTTGAGATCGTGCGCCGGCCGCTGTGGAAGACGAACAAGTTCGTGCTGGCCGGCGACCCGGACAATGACCCGATCTTCAACGTCAACCAGGACAACCTCGCGCCGACGCCGACGCCGAAGACGCCCGCGGTGACCGCGCTGGTCTACCACTACAACAACCCCGGCACGAAGGTGCTGATCCAGGAGGGCGAGGCCACCATGACCTGGGTGCGCGACTCGTTCATCGCGTTCAAGTGCTACCTGCGCATGAACAGCGTGACCGGGCGCATCCAGCTCTTCGGCCGACGCGACTCGCTGCAGAGCGGGTACTTCCTCGAGATTCGCGACGGGCACCTGGTCGCCGGGTGGTGGGACACGGTGCTCAAGAAGGAGTGCTCAATCCGCACGTCGATCCCGGTCATCGAGCCCGGGTACGTGTACTACGTCTACTACCGCAAGTGGTTCCCGCGCGGCGGGCTCGCGAGCACGCCTGCGCCGTACAACGCGCAGATGACGAAGGCCGACTCGAACTGGGCCAACTCGCTGCACTGCATCGGAACGGCCGGCTCGTTCAACGCGCAGGCGTGCTACGACTCGTTGATCTTCCGGCGCTTCGCGCGCGGCGCGCAGTCGGGCTTCTTCGACTTCACCGGCTGGGACGCCAAGACGTACGACAAGGACACCGACCTCGCGGCGGGCTACGGCGGCGCGAACAACTACGACCACACGGCGAACGGCTCGAGCGCGCGCATGTGCGTCTCGGCCACGAGCGCCGACGCCGAGTTCGGGTACGACCCCTACGCGACCGGCCAGTCGCCGACGGGCATGGTGATGCTCTCGACCGCGCTCAACGGCGCGACGACGGGCGACGCGGCCGGGCGCGTGCAAATCGCCGTGGGCGGATCGCAGCGCTTCCTCGCCGACCACGTCGGGATGCTGCTGCAGGTGAGCGGCGGGCTGCTCGACAAGCAGGTGTACCGGATCGTCGAGTTCATCTCGGCCACCTCGGTGAAGTGCGTCACGCAAACCGGGGCCGCGGCGCCGTTCAACCTGCTCGTCGCGGCGACGGACACGATCGCCGTCTACATGGGCGTGTCGCTCGTGAAGTCGGACGACTTCGACAAGTCGACCGCGCCCGACGCGGCCGTGTACCCGATCGAGGTCGCCGGCTCGAGCCTGCAGTCGAACCCGCTCAACGGGATGGCGCCCTTCGACGGCGAGCTGTGGTCATGCGCCTGGGACATGGTCGCCGGCGATTCGGCCGACGACGGCGGCAACATGGTGATGCTGCCCAACGTCTTCGAGCTCGCCGACGCCGTCGTCTGCCCGCTCGTGCTCGCGGCCGGCACGACGATGTCGTGCGCGGTCGAGGTGGGCACGGACGTGTGCGGCCTGCAGGGCACCGGCAACACGCGCGCCGGCGTCATGCCGTGGGCCGGCCAGCCGGCGGGCGAGCTCGCTGTCGATCTGACCTACGCGCACACCGCGATCGACACGTGCCAGACGATCGACCGCACGGTGACGGGCGGCTACACGCTGACGGCCACCGCGCCCTCGAGCACGCAGCCCAACTCGACCGGCGCGGCGGCACTCGACGCCGCATCGCGCACGGCGAAGATCCCGGTCTGGACCGAGCTCAACCCGGTCACGCCCGGGCCGCGCGTCGCGCGCCTGTTCTTCTTCGACCCCGAGCGTAACGTGCTGTCGGGCCCCGGCGCGCAGTTCAAGATCAACGTGCCCGAGGAGGACGTGAACAACCCGAGCGCGTCGGTCGAGCTGATCCTCTCGCTGCTCCCGGCCTGCCCCGACGGGCCTGGCTTCTCGACGCGCATCTACCTGTCGGCGCCGAATTCGACGATCCCGCTCCTGCGCACGCAGATCGACGACGACCAACCCGACTCGGTCTCGATCGCGATCGACGAGGTGAACGAGTCGTTCCTCGAGTCCGTCGACGTGACCCTCACCGGCGCGCCGCCCGAGGCGCGCTTCGTCGCCGCGAGCCAGGGGCGCATGTGCTTCGCGAACCTGCCGGGCCAAGCCGACGGCGTGATGTTCTCGCTGCCCTACTTCCCTGAGATCGTCCCGATCGGGAACATCTTCCCGGCCAACACCGGGCGCAGCGCGATCACCGCGCTCCTCGACTTCAAGGGTGCGCTCGTCGTGTTCAAGCGCGACGCGATCATCCCCATCCAGTTCGACACCACCTCGGGCCTGCCGCTGTTCGGGCCATCCGGCGGCAGCGACGGCTGCGTCTCGGCGAGCTCGCTCGCCAAGCTCGAGGACCGGGCCTACTACGTCAGCGACCGCGGGCCGCAGGTCCTGCTCGAGGGCTGGCAGCCGTTCTTCATCGGCCGCCAGATGCGCGACTACTTCAAGTCGGGCATCGACACCTCGGAGATCGAGCGCGTCCACGGCACGTTCAATCGCCGGCGCAGTCAGTACGTCTTCACCGCGAAGTCGCGCACGCGCTCGCGGATGGACGAGCGCTGGTCGATCGAGTTCTCGCACCCGACCGCCGGCGAGGACGTGGAGCGCGCCGAGATGCCGGCCGGCCACCGCGCGAGCTTCTACCAGGGGCCCAACTGCACCGCGGTCGGCATGGTCGAGCCGCGCGGCGGCGGCGCTGCGCTGATGGTCGGCGGCACCGATCACGGCTTCGTGGTCTGGCTCGATCGCGACGACCACCGCACGACGACCGGGGCGCTGATCCTCGCCGGCGCGACGCCGATGTTCGGCAGCCGCACGCTGACGAAGGGCGCCGCCTCGGTGACCGGGACCTTCGACCGCACGCTCGAGGGAGCGCTCGGCCAGGTGCTGCGCGTCTACCAGGGCGGCGAGCAGGAGGCGTACGTGCTCTTCAGCGCGAACGACGGCACCGACCGGCTCTACCTCGAGGGCCCGCTGCAGGAGGCGATGACCTGGCTCACCGGGCTGGGCGTCGCGCAGGGCACCGTGCTGTCGCTCGGCGCGCTCCTGTGGGTCTACTCGACCAAGGACTTCGACTGCGGCACGGTCGACCTCAACAAGCAGTTCTACTACCTGGACCTCACGCGCCGGCTGACGGTGGGCACGGCCAAGCTCGACATGCTGCGCAACCAGGAGGCGACCCCGACCGCGCCGAGCAAGGACGTGGACCTGGCGCAGACGTATACTGCCATCGGGGTGCACGACGCCCTGCAGCGCGCGCGCGTCGCCCGCTTCCGCCTGCGCACGCAAACGCCGGCGATCGACGTGGACGTGGAGATCATGGACCTGGTCATCCGCCTGGCCGAGGCGGACCCGAGATGAGGTGACGAATGGGATTCTTCGACCGCAACATCGGTGGCTTCTGGAAGGGCGTCGGCAGCGGCTTCAGCGCTCTGTTCGGCGGGCCGAGCCCGACCGACCCGCACAAGAAGAAGAAGGCGCACGCGCCGTGGGACCAGTCCCAGCAGGGCCAGGGCGCCGGCCTGCTCTCCTCGCTCGACCTCGCGAGCGGGATCAAGGGCGCGGGGCTCATGGGCGGCGGGCGCTTCACCGACCGCGGGCCCGAGCTCTACCGCGCGTTCCTGCTCGGCGAGATGGGGCCCGGCGGCTACCTGTCCAAGGGCCAGACCTCGCTCGAGACGGCCGGCCGGATCAACGACATCAACACCGCCGGCCGCGGCGCCTACCAGTCGACGCTCTCCGGCCTGGGTGCGTCGGGCCTGTCGCGCCGCTACGCCGCTCCGATCGCGCAGGACCAGCAACAGCAGATCGGCTTCCAGGCGAACGAGGCGCTGACCGCGAGCATGGGCGAGGCCAACTCGCGCCGCTTCGGGGCGATGCTCGCCTACGTCAACGCCGCGTCGCAGTCCGCGCTGTGGGGCAAGGCCGGCAAGACGAACCTCACGATCGCGAAGGAGGGCGCGGCGATGTCGCAGCAGGGCGGCCAGATGGGCGCCGCTGGCAACATCGTGGGCGGGATCATCGGGGCCGCCGCCTCGGCCAGCGACCGGCGCGTGAAGAAGAACATCGTCCCGGTCGGACGCGAGGGCGGGCAGAACGTGTACGAGTTCGAGTACACGGGCCGCTTCGCGAAGCAGAGCCCCGGTCGCTACCGCGGCGTGATGGCCGACGAGGTCGAGCGCGACATGCCGCACGCCGTCGTCGTGAAGGGCGGCGTCAAGCACGTCGACTACAGCTTCCTCGGCACCAAGATGCGTCGGGTCGCCTGATGCCCAACTCCCAGTCGTACGAGTTCTTCGCCCCGACCGTGCCCACGCTGGACACGTCGGGGATCACCGTCGGCGGCCAGGTCTCGGCCTCGGGCATGATCGCCGGCGGCCAGGCGATCGCGGCCGGCATCGCCAAGATGGGCGAGGAGTTCAAGCAGCAGCAGGGCGAGGAGTCCGTCGTCAAAGCGATGGAGGAGGTCGGCAAGGAGTCGAACTGGGAGACCCAGAACATCGACCCGTCGGCCGACGACCCCACGCTCGTCGGACCCAACGGCGAGCCGCTCGACCAGATCGGCCGGCGCGCGCTGATCGCCGACCGGATGAAGGCGATGGGCTACCCCGACGCGATCGCGATGCAGAAGGCCGTGCAGGCCACGACGCCGATCCCCACGCGCATCCTCAAGCGCGAGGCTCTCGACAAGGTGCGCGGGCTGAAGGCGCGCGCGATCGCGCTCGGCGGGCGCGCCGGCATGGGGACCGAGGACGTGAAGAAGGCGCTCGACCTCGCCACGGTGCAGGGCTACGACACGCCCGGTGATGCGCAGCGCGCGATGCGCGAGCAGTACATCGGCATCGTGTCGCCGCCGGCGGCCGAGCTCACCGCTCTTCAGGCGACGCTCTCGGGTCGCGAGCGCGCGCTGGACCGCGACGCGACGGTGCGCATGAAACTGATGGACGCCGCCCAGATGCGCGAGGAGCTGCGCACGCGCGCCGGCCTCGGCCGCGAGGACGCGAAGATCCAGAACGACTACGCGAAGGAGCGGATGCAGCTCGATGCCGATCTTCGCGAGGCGCAGCGCGAAGGCGACTGGGCGCGCGAGGCCCGCCTGCTCAACCTGCAGGACCACTACGCGACGCGCCGGATCCAGCTCGAGGCGCAGCTCGACAAGGAGACGCGCCTCGAGGTCGAGCGCACGCGCGGCGACCTGGCGCAGGAGCTCGCCGAGATCAAGGGCGCCGGCGGCAACTTCACGGCCGCGGAACAGCAGGCCGCCGAGGAGTTCTCGCTCAACGTCGAGGGCAGCGCGCTCGAGAAGGGCGCCGCGTTCATGCCCGTGCCGCTGCGCGCCGTGGCGCCGCTCGTGGGCGCCGGCGGCCTGGGGGATTACGTCAAGTCGGTGGGCGCCGACATCAAGCCGGGCGACCGCCTGATTCAGCTCGGCGCCGATCCGGGCGCCAACCTGTCGAGTCTGTCCGTGCGCATCGGCGCGGACGGCGAGCCGCAGATCATCGACGCCGGCGGCAAGACCGGGCTGACGGCCCTCCAGCTCCGGCAGCTCGAGCTGAGCATGTTCGGCTCGCCGTCCGCGCGCGCCGCGGTCGTCGTGCAGCAGGTCTACCGCTCGAGCATGAAGCGCGAGAACGACGTGTCGACGCTGCTTTCGATCAACGAGCGCGCTCGCGCGCTGGGCGGGATCGGCATCGTCGACCGGGCGCGCATGATGCTCCAACAGGTCGCTGCCAGCGGCGGCCCGAAGTCGGGCTCTGGGGCTGGTCCGGCGCCGGTTGGATCGCTGGACAACGTGCCGTTCGAGACCCTGCCGGAGAAACGCTGATCGGCCGGGTGTAGAGTCGGGTCAATGCAGGACCCCGCCAAGCCGGAACCGACCGTCGAACAGGCGCTCGCGTCCACGCTCGAGTACCTCCGCGCGAAGTACGACGACACGCTCACTCCCGAGCAGCGAGCAGAGGCCGCCAAGCAGTACGACGCCCACAAGGCGCTCGTGACCTCGTTCACCGGAGACCGCGACCTCTTCGACGTGGGGCGCCGCTCGATCGCTGCGATCGAGTTCGCCGAGAACCGGCTGAAGCGCGCGCGCATCCTGAAGGCCAGGCCGCAGGACGGCGAGAAGCTGATCGAGCAGCAGTTCCCCAGGCTCGCCCAGCACAACGAGGCGTGGCGCGCCTTCGAGGCGTCGGGCGCCGGCGACGCGCTGCGCGGCACGACTCCCGATCGGCCCGTGGTGCCGATCCCGCCGAGGCCCGACGGTGAGACGCTGCGCGAGGCGTTCCTCGCCGGCGATCCCGTCGCGCTCGCCTGGTCGGACATCCCCAACCTGGTCAGCGACGACGGCCGCGTGACCGGCGGCGTGAAGCGCGAGTCGTTCCTGCGCGACATGGGCGACCTGGTCGGCCTCGCCGATCCGGCGATCGAGATTGACGACGAGCTCGCCGATCGGCCCTCGAGCTGGTTCGACGTGGAGAAGATGACCGCGCGGTACAACACCGCGCAGATCCTGCACGCCCCGCTGCAGACGCGCGACGACGGCACGCGCTTCGTCACGGTGAAGGCGCTCGACGGGACCGAGCGCACGATCGACATCCCCGACCTGGGCACGTTGCGGGACATGACGGTGACCTCGGCCGACGGCCAGGTGCACAAGGTGCGCGTCGACGACGAGATGATTCGCGACATCACGCAGTCGCGCGAGGGCGGCTTCTTCGCCGGCACGATCGGCAACTTCCTGGCGAAGAACTTCGTCGAGGAGGACGTGACCTTCTACGGGAAGATGCACCGCCCGCGGATCACCGGCAACGACCTGGTCGACGGCGAGCTGATGCGGAACCCGGTGTGGCAGCGCGCGGTCATGGACGCGCCGCGCGCGAAGGGCACCGCCATGTGGTGGTGGGATGCGGGCCGCCAGCTCTACAGCTCGATCGAGTTCGCCGGCCTGATGCTCGCGACCGAAGGCGTCGGCGGCGTCGTGGCGAAGACCGCGGGCACGGCCTTGAAGGGCACGGCGGCCTACCGCTCGATCGCGCCGTACACCTCGCTCGCCGGCGCCGCGGCGAAGTCGATGACGAAGGGCTTCCTCGGCGGCTCGCGCGCGCCGCGCTCGGCCGTGCGGGTGCCGGGCTTCTACTACGACGCGCGGCAGATCGCCGAGGAGGTCTGGTACAACGCCGCGGCCGGCATGGTGAACGGCGAGTGGGAGCCGGGCGACTGGGTCCAGCAGGGGGTTGCGGAAGGGGTCGGCGAGTGGGCCCTGGGCGGCGCGGCGCGCGCGATGCGGCACGGCACGTCGAAGCTGCTCAAGGCCGGCTGGATGCAGGACACGCGCTTCGGGCAGTGGACGAACAAGTTCGACGCCGACACCGAGGCCGCGTTCGAGGGTGTGCGCAAGCGCGTGCTCGAGCGCGTCGATCGCGCGAAGCAGTCCGTCGTGGCCGACGCCTTCAAGAAGGGCCTGCTCGACGAGCAGCGGCTGCCGGTCGCCGGCGAGCTGATCGGCGCCGCGTTCGATACCGTGGTGGTCGGCACCGGCTTCGGCGCCTACATCCAGGCGCACCGCAACGCCGCCGAGGAAGGCCGCTCGGACATCGGCGTGTCGGACTTCATCGACGCGCTGGGCGACCCGGGCACCTGGTCGAACACCGTCGGCATGATGCTCGGCCACGGGATGAGCGTCGGCGGCTCGGCCGTGTGGAATCGCAACAGCCCCGACGCCGTGCCGCTGGTCCCGGGCCTCTTCGGCATCGAGCTCGGGCCGAAGCAGAAGAAGGCGCTCAACGACTTCGCCGCCTACCAGGCGTGGGTCGCGCACGACATCCTCACGGACCCCGAGGTCGCCGGGCTCACGCTCGCGGGCATCGACGTGGCGCGCGACTCCGACCTCGACGTGGCGCTGAAGATCCAGGAGGGACTGAAGCAGCGCCGGCCCGAGGACGCCGTCCCCGATCCCATCTCCGGCTCGCCGCTGGGTGCGCTGGTCCAGGCGCAGCGCGGCGACCCGCACGAGCTCGAGAAGACCCTGCGGTTCGAGGAGACGCGCGGGCTCGAGCGCATGTATACGACCCTGTCGAACGCGCGCCCGGGCGAGTACCCGGCCGACTGGAACGCGGACATCCGCGACCTGAAGGACGTGCTGATCGACCACATGGAGCGCAACGAGGCCGGCGAGGCGCACGGCCAGGCGCTGACCGGGATCCCCGCCGGCTACCGCGAGAACGTGGCGCTGCAGCAGTACCGCGAGGGCAAGCGCAAGGAGGCCGAGGAGCGGCGCGCGCGCAAGATCATCCGCCGGCAGATCGTTCGCACGCTCGGCCAGGTCGCCAAGGTCAAGAAGGGCGAGGCCGAGTTCGACGAGTCGGTCGCCCTGGTCGAAAGCCGCTGGGAGGACGAGCAGGCGATCCTGCGCCGGCTCGACGAGCGCGAGGTCGAGCGCAAGCGGCTGCTCGACAGCCGGGCGTCATGGCGTGAGCTGCGCGTCTCGGAGATCCTCGACCGGGCCCGGAAGCAGAAGAACGCCGAGGCGAAGAAGGCCCTCGAGGCGCTCGCCAAGGAGCAGAAGCGTCTGAACAAGGCCCAGGAGATCAACGACCGGAACGCCGCCAAGCGCGGGCGCGCGGCCGACGGGCGCTCGCGGGCCCAGGCGAAGAAGCGCGCCGCGGCCTACGGCGAGACCGGCCAGCTCCCCCTGCCCACGGCCGAGCAGGCCCAGGCCGACGCGCGGGCGATCGCGAAGAACCTGGAGACGACCGTGGAGCACGCCCACCTCCAGGGCGACCCGGCCGCCATCGTCGACGCGGCCACCGAGGGCCTGGACCCTGGCGACCTCGCCGGGCTCGCTGGGGTGGCCCAGGACGCGCGCGCCCGCAAGGCGGAGAAGAAGGCGCGCACGCCGCGCGGGCGCAGGCTGCGCGAGGGGGAGCAGTCCGTGGCCTTCCCCCAGCCCGAGCTCGGAGAGCTGGCTCGGCTGATCGACAAGGACATGGTCGGCCACGTGAACACGGGGGCCGAGGTCTTCCACCCGGCCGAGGCCGGCAAGCACCTGGACGCCATGCGGAACGCCGCGAACGCCGGGGCCGAGTCGGCCCTGTGGGCCGCTTTCGGGGCGACCGACGAGGTGCGGGCCACCGGGCGCGCGCGCCAGCAGTCGATCGCGATGGGGATGCTCCTCGCCTCGACGATGAACCCCCGGGTCGACGGCCTGATCATCGCGCTGACCCAGCTCCCGGCTGCCGATGTGGCGGCGCTGCGCAAGCAGCTCGAGCAGCGCTACGCCGGGCAGGACGAGGCGATCGCCGACGCGCTCGCGAACTGGCAGGTGAAGCTCGGCAAGGCCGTGCTCGCGCCCGCGCAGCTCCGCGCCAAGGAAACCCAGCGGCTCCTGCGCCTGATCGCTCTGGGGGCGACGGTGAAGACGGGGCAGGGCATGGCCGGGATCCTCGCCGGCGGCAAGCGGCGCGACATCCCCGACGACGTGCGCGGCACCGTGGTGAAGTCGCTCGTCGAGCGCGTCGGCGGGATGCCGCTCATCTCGCGCGGGACCGACATCACCCAGGCGGCGCTCGCCCTGGCCGCGGCCCAGCACCAACAGCTCGGGGACGCGATCGCGGCGCTGCCGCGCACCGGCCTGCGCACCGAGGGCCTGTGGCTCGTGCTGAAGAAGAAGGTCGCCTACCAGCACACGGGCAAGCGCACGGCCGACGACACGATCGAGGGGACCAACCTCACGGTGCGCGAGGTCACGGACGGGCTGATCGCCGAGCTGTCGAAGGGTGCGGTCGGGCGCGAGGCGATCGCGCGCGAGAGCGTCGACGCGACTTCGGAGGCCGCGGCCGGCGGCGGCGAGGGCGAGCTGCACGGCTCCCAGGAGTACGCCGCCGAGGAGGACCGTCGGAAGCCCACGTACACCGACCTCGAGCTCGCGCAGCGCGTGATCGAGATCCAGGCTTCTGCCGCCGCGCTCTCGCGCGCCGTCTCGGTGCGAGGGCTTGCGAACGAGGCGGGCAAGGCGATCGTCAACCCGAAGGCGCCGCCGCACGAGGTGCGCCGGATCGAGAACGAGGTCTACCGCGGCTTGCTCGACGGCGACGCCGCGACGGTCGAGCTCCTGCTGCGCAACGAGTGGAGCGAGCAGGACATCATCGCCGCGGCCGTGATGGCGAAGGAGCTGCGCGCCGAGGCCCAGGACCTGATGCGCTACTTCGTCGCCCTGCGCGGGATGCCGAAGTCCAAGCTCACCGGGGACGCCGCGCAGCGCGAGCTCGAGCACCTGTTCCGCGCGCTCGAGCTGAAGGCGAAGGGGAAGGAAGAGGGCCTGTACCCGATCATCGTCGACGGCGAGGCGCGGGCGATGCTCGACGCCGGCGGCTGGCTCAACCCGGACGGGACCGTGCGCCGCGACGCCGCCGGCGAGCTGCTCGACCTGGCGCGCGAGACGATCTTCGACGGGCTCGAGGCGGCCGAGCGCGCCGCGGCCGACGGCATCGGCGGGATCATGGGCATCGTCGAGGCGCGCGAAGGGCTGACGCTCAACGCGAGCGTCGAGCCGTTCTACGCCGGCATTTCGAAGGACCGGCTCTTCGGTTTGCTGCACCTGTTCGCCGACTGGTCGACGGGCTTCTACGACCGCCGCCTGGACAAGCCCTTCCGGCACAAGTACGAGACGATTTCGATTCCGGGGCTCACCGGCGGCAAGGTGCAGATTTCGGCCTCGGCCTGGGTCGACCGGCTCGGCAAGCAGAAGAAGCTCGGCGCGTTCCACAACACGGTCACGAAGTTCTTCCTGCGTGCCTGGGTGAAGAGCGTCTCGGGCAAGGTGCGCGGCGTGCAGTCGACGGGCGTGCGCGCGCGCAACTACGAGTTCTGGCGCGCCGACACGGACGGGCGCGCGAAGATGCACCGCTTCCTCTCGATCGTCGAGGCGGCGATGCAGCGCATCGTCGACCTGGGGCTGACGACGGAAGAGCGCCTGCTCCTCTCGCGCCTGCTCGCGGCCGGCGCCAAGCGCGACATCAGGAGCCGCGAGGCGTGGGTCGCCGTCTTCGGCGCGCCGTACGAGCGCCTGTACCCGGTGTTCCT